TTTGCTGCCGGCGTTGCTCGCGGTTAAAGTCGTCTGCCTTGGCCTTGGCATCGGCTTCCTGCTTGTCCCTTCCAGCAAAGACGGTTGATCCTTTCTCGGCACGAGCCTGTTCAAGCCGGGCTTTCTCGGCCGCTGCCGCTGCCGCCTGAGATTCCTCATCCGCCTTGCGTACCTTGTTCGCGGCAATGATTTTCTCGTCATAGCGGCGCATCTGGCCTGCGGCCACTTCGAGATTCTTGGATTCCTGCTCCGCCGTGATCTTGTTCTTGTGCGACTCGCTTTCAGTCAGTCCCTTGATCTGGTTGGAGCGAAACTTGTAATAGTTGGCCCAAGCGTCCAGACGCTTTGCCGGGTCAGATCCGGCCAACTTCAAGTCGGCCGCCAGCAGCTTCTCGGATTCCCGCATCTGTTCGTTGATGGCATTCTTGAGCGCCTTGCGTCCGACAATCTGGGATCGGATGTCGCCTTCGCCTTTCGGTCTGGTTTCAACTTCCCCTGGCGCGACCTCAACCTGCCTTGAAGTTTCAAGGCCAGCCTTCTTGTTGATGAGGACGACACGCTCGGCCTCAATCGTTGGTGCCGCCGACGTGGCGGCCGAAGACGTGGCCGCTGTCTCGACCGGCGTGCGCCCCGGCTTGGCGGTTGGAACGGGGACCGATCCAAGCTCGCGCCCCTTGGACAACAGCCGGTCGTAATTTCCTTGAGCCTGCCGCAGAAGATCATTGATCGTCCGCAGCCGGTTGATGGCATACGCCAGCCCGTTGTTCTCGCCCTGCAACGGCGCGAGCGGCGCATCGACGAGCAGATTTACGCGCTCGACGTGCGGCGTGCTGCCACCGGACTCTGGAGTTCCTTCAGGCATTACAAATTCCGTCTCCGCATTTCCTCATACCGGGCTTCGTTTTCTTCGCCCTTGATTGAACCGCTCATTTTCTCAGTGATGTATGCCTCGCGCTTGTTGTGATACAGGAAATGCGCGATGCACTTCGCTTTGTTCACCAGACTCTCCGCCTGCCACTCGCCCATCTTGTATCCCCGGAACCGCGCCGCCTCGTCTTCCATGTAACCATCCGGCGGACTGCCCAGCGGCGAGGATTTCGACTTCCAGCTTCGGAGCTTCGGCTCCCCCCGCAAAAGCTGGGTCAGGTAAAATTTACCAGTTCAGCAATCGTGACACCTCCTTGCCGGATGGCGTTGTAAAGGATGTTGAGAATCTGGTCGTTCAACTTCGACTGGATGAACGCCACGATCTCCTCGCGCTTTTCCAACCCCGGCTTCTCCGCGCCGAACACGGGCACGCACCAGTAGAGCGCGAGCGCCCGCGCGATGATGGCCGCTTGATTCTTTTTCTGGATGAACTCCAGATTGGTAACGTCGGGCCGGTCGTCCTCCATCTGTTTGCCGCGGATCATCGGCGGCACGATCAGGTCAAGAATCTCCGCGAGCTTTGCGTCCTGTGCCGGAGTGAGTCGCCGCGCTTCCATCTGGAACTTCTTGCCGTCGTAATCGAATTCGATTTTGAGGTTGCGCTCGCATTCCTTTTGAAGCTGTTCGAGTGACGTGACGACGGTGAGCTTGGGGGGTGCGGCGGGCGGTTTGACTGCTTTCGGCATGGGCCGTGTTTATCAGCATTATAGTAGGGCGTCAACCATTGCCCACTACAGGTAGTGGCCTACGCGCCAACCAGCACATGCCCTGAGCCAACGACCTCCGAACCGGAGCCGACAACGATCTGCTCCGTGACCGGGAAATGGAGTTGCATCCGGCAGGACAGGCCGCGCGTCGGGTAATCGCCGCTGGTAATCCAGCGCGGGGGCCGCGGGCGGATGGCCAGTACCCCGGCGCGGTTCAATGGCATGAGCTTCGGCTTGTTGAGCAGCAGGGAGTAGAGCAGATCGGAGCCAAGCCGGCAGAGTGATTTTGAGTTCTGCCCGTCATCGCGCTTGGCCTTGACCACGGCCCGGATGATGAACTCCATCCGCAACCAGTTGCGCAGATGCCGGTGTGATTTGTCAGGCTCGGAGTCTTCCCATACCGGACGGGTCATGTCGTTGTTGGGCAGGACGACGCTGATGCCCAATCCCTCAAGGCCCGTCTTCGATTCCATCTCCTGAAACGCGAGTGTGGCGGCGGGGAACCTCACGTCCACGTCTTCCTGCAATTCGTGTGACGAATCGCTGAACCAACCGGCGAGGAATTCCTGCCAGAGTTTCATCAACGATTCCTCGTAGCCGATGCCGCTCAAACTGAGCGTCGGCAGGATGGCGTTGGATTCAGGGGTCCACATGGTCATTCCTTGAAAGCCTGTCTGATCTGGTAGCCGATGGCTTGCGGCATCATTTCGCGGGTGAAGTTCACCCAGGCATAAAGCACCGCCCGGAGCATACGGTCAACCTTGGCGACGGGCATGTTGACGATGCCGGCGATGTGGGCGAGGCCCGTCGGGTCGAGTGCGCCTCTGCCGGCTTCATCCGTGCGGAACCACAGTTTCGGATCGGCGGTGAAAGCGGCGATGACGCGAGAAGTGAGCATCTCATAGCCAGAGGTCGCATCGCCTTCGAGCAACTTCTTGTCCTTCGGTTTCAATTCCTTGAAGTTGCGCACCCAATTCTCCACGGCATCACGATCAATCCGGCGCGCGACCTCTCCCGGTTCAAGATCGAAATGCTCGATGGACGTGCCGCCCATTCCGAACTCCATCCCGCCCGCCGTCCGGTTGCCGGTCATGGTCGAGAGGATGCCCGGAATGGCCGCGCGTTCCTCATCCGTATCAGCAATGGATTGCATCGTTAGTTCCGCGAGGAATCGCAACTGCTCCCGGTAGCGGTCGGGATTTGTGGCGATCTTCACCTTGGCTGGAATCTTCGCCTGCGCCTTTTGCAGCCGACCCATCACGCCGATGACGTTGCTGCTAATCATGGCGAGGGCAAACCGGGGAAGCGCCGAATCAGAATCGACCGCGCGAACTTCGTCTGGCCGAAGATCGAATCCCAGGCCCGCGCCAATTGCTCGCCGATCTTCGCCTGAACCCATTTGCGGCCGTCGATGACAAAGGCCAGTTGCTCCAGGTCTTCAAGCTCAACCGCTGACGCCGTGGCCGCCGTGTCGCCGTCCTCAAGCTCGCGATTCACCTCGTTGAACTCAAACTGGCCAAGCACATCGCCAACCTCAAGGTCGGTGTCTCCAACCGCCCTCACGCGCACGAGGCCGGAGAGGAAATCGAGGATCGCATCGCCCACCTGAATCTCGGCGTACATTCGGGCTTCCGTCCTCGTGGGTTGGGCGGAATGGAACAGTGCCTTGACGGAGCACGATTTCTGGACGGGTTCGCTGTCGTCGGTCGAAGGCGAGGCGCCCGTGGTTGGATCAACGTCCGGTTTGCCGTCCGGCCATTCGATCCATTGCAACGTGATGGGCGTTGGCGCTCCAACCTGAATTGCGAGCGCGTGGGATTCACGGCTGATGGATGCGAGGTTCATTCCACTTGTCTTCGATGAGCAGGAGGATCAACATGGCTTCAATCGGTCAGCCACAAATTGCAACAGCCGCAGGCAGCCGGCGATGAACGCGATGAAGATAAGGCTGACCATAAGCGACGTCACGATTTGTTGTCTGGTGGGCATGATTTGAACGTGATGTTGAAAGTGCGACCGCATTGCGGGCATTGATGTTCGCCGCGCACGCGGAAGATCAAACGGTTGAACGCGGCGCGATCTTTGGCCGCGCAGACTGGACACAGCGGATTCAGCATGGTGCTGGGATTTGAACAAGGCTCGTCCATAAAGGGCGCGAGCACGGCCCCCAAGGCACACGCCGCGAGACAGACGAGCGCGAGCAAGACGAGGCCGGCATGGAGGCAGAATCGTTTCATATTTGGGCATCAACCAGCCACCTTCCGAACGCGGTGATGGTTTTCACCTTATACCTCTCTGGTTACTCAGAAGCCGGATTTGTTCGCTGTTCAGAGCGTTGTTGTAAATGCGAAGGTCGTCAATGATTCCCATGAAATGACGGTCTTGGGTTTGAACCCTTTCATCGCCGAGACACACCTTGTTATTGTTGGTATTGACAGCCAAGACGATGGCCTTGTTGGTGCTTGAGATACCGTTGGTGTAAAGGTAAGCCACTCCGGCATTGTAAATGAAAGCCAGATGAACCCAAGTGTTTGATGGAAGCACCAGAGAATCAACTTCATCATACGTGCCACCCGTGTTCATTGCAAAAACAGCCTTGAGAGTTGAACCGTTTCCATCAACCCTGGCCGCCCACCCTTTTTTCCCCCCCGCATTGTCTTCGTTCCCCAAAATGCCCATCGGGTGATTGAGTGGAGACGTGGGATAAACCCAGACCGCCACACTGAAATTGGTCGAGAAGTTAAAGGCGTTTCCATTCGTCATCAAACCGCCCTGATTGGTCCCGTTGAATTGCAGCGCCGATGCAATTTTGCCCGTTTTCCAGGTGGGGGAGTTTGTCAGATTTGCAACGTTCGTTCCTGCATAATCTCCAGCCACCGCCCCGCTCCCCTCATTCAGTGTCCACCAGTTGATGAGGTTCGTTCCGTCAACGCGCGCGTCCATGAATCCCATCGGCGCCGCGAAGGCCGCAAGGCAGCTCAAGATCAAAATGGAAAGGGTGCGCGTCATTGGAAATTGAGGACTTCGACCACGGCAACGTTGGTGTTTCCGCGCGGGTCGGCTTTGAGCGAGAGCACGCTCCAGGCGTTCGCGTTGGTCGTGATGGTGAGTTGCTGCAAGCTGGCAAACTTCCAGAAGTTCGTGTTGTAGGTGACTGACCGTGTGCCCGTCGTGTCCTGAACGATGTCCAGCATCGCATCCCAGCCCGCCGGCACGTTCGTCGGCTGCACGAGGAAGACGTTGTTCGTGGCGAGAATATAGAACCGGTTGCCTGTTGCTCCGTTCACCAGATAGTTCGTCGCGCTGGTCGGCGCGAGCGTGGTTTGCAAGAAGTTTACGATCACCGCATTGGTCTGTGCAACCTTGGCGTCCGCGTTGTTGCTGATCGTCACCGAGTTCGCAATCATGGTCGTCAGCGCCGATACGTTCGTGTTGAACATGTCCAGCCTGACGGCGTGATCGTTGCTCGATGCGACCGGAGCCGAAAGGAAACCGGAGATCGTCAGGTTCGTTCCCGTGCCGTTGCTCTTGGGAATCTTCCCATCGGCATTGTTGCTGGTTGTTACTCCGTTCGCGATGGCCGTCGTGAGCGCCGCCGCGTTCGTGCCAAGCTGATCCATCCGCGCCGCGTGGTCGTTGCTGCTGCCAGCGGGGATGGAATTGAATCCAGACACCGTGAGGTTGACCGCCGTAGCATTAGTCGTGTTGAGCTTGAAGCTCGTAGCCGTGGCGAGATCGTTGCTGCCCGCCAGCGTCGTGTAATTGTTCGTCGCCACTGCACTACCACCAGCGGAAATCTTCACGTCCAGCGCATTGCTGACGCCGTTCACGTAGTCACGAGTTGCGACCACCTTTGAGTCAGCGGCGAATCCGCGCAGAGCGAGAACCAAGAACAAGATGAGGAATGTTTTCATAATCAGGAAGCGGGAATGATGTTCACCCAGCCGGTGTTTGCGATGGTGCCGGAGCAATTCATCCACACATCGCCGGTAACGGTGTCGCGATACGTCACACCGTCCGCGCGAGTAACGACGCCTTCCGGGGAGCCGGTGCCGCTGGCCGGCAGATAGGGCGCGATGGCGTCCGCAACCGCAGCCGCAGCACCAGCTACTTCCGCGCCGATGTCCGCCGCGGCGAGCGCGGTGCCGTTCAAGAAGTAGCCCAAAGCATCAATCCCGTTATCGCTCATTTGAACCGCTGTGGTATCATTACCTGGATTAAAACTGAGCGTGTTAGCTTGCGACACCAGTTGCCACAATCTGCCCCCGGCAGTGGCCCGATTGTCCAGCGATAGAACCGCCAGCACGCCATCCGGCGGAACGACGCTGAGTTCCTTCAGATTCGTCAGCGTCTTCCCGTTTCCGTTTACATCGAATGACCATGTTTGCACGCTGTCCGCCAGCAGCTTCTCGGTCGGGTAGTGCGTGTCGTCCGGCGTGCCTTGGAAGGCCGTGACGCGGTTGGCCACATCCTCCGGCGTGAAGCCAAGTGCGGCCTGCTTCGAGTCGGCGTAAGTCTTGACCGCCTTTTGTGTGGCGATGAGCGTGTCACTGTTCGCCGCCAGCGTCCCGTCGGTGTCAATGTTCTTGCTCGCGGCCGTACCGGCATCGCTGATCGTCGAGAGCGCCTGCGTGCCGGTATGATTCGCGCGCTGAATGGCTGAAGCCAGCACGGCAGCATCCGCCGCGGCTTGCGCCGTGCTCACCGGCTTGCCCACGTCCGTCGTGTTGTCGCAATTACCCAGTCCCACGTCGGATTTGGTCAATGAGAGGTCGGTCTTGAGTTGCGCCGGTGTCCGGTTCGTCCACGCGCCCGCCTTGCGCTGGATCACGTCGTCATTGGATGCTGACAGGGCGGCAATCGCCGTCAGGTCGGCGTCCACCGGCTGACTCGCCGCCTGCGCCGATGCCGCCGCGCCGGCTGCATCGAAGGCCGAAGTGTTCGCGGTAGCCGCCGTCCCCAATCCAAGATTCGTCCTCGCCGTGGCGATGTTGTCCAGATCGCTGAGATTATTGGCCGCCAGCAAATCGCCTGAGCCGCCTCCGCCACCAGCAGGAAGATTCTCGGCAAGGATGTGAGACAGCGTGCCGTTGGCTTTCTCGACCAGCAACACGTCGTCATCCGCCAGCGAGGTGACAGCAGGCGTGAATTGGCTTGGCTTTTTGACGTTCAAGCGAGCGTAGCCTCCTGTATCTCGACCGCCACGAGTCCAGCTTGGCTTATGGAAATCTTGTCGAAGAAAATGAACTGGTCAGTGCCGGCGGGAATCGCATCATCTTCAACGGCGGTAGAGACGGCGAAAATGCCATCCTGCGACAGTGCCGCCAGCAATTCGGCCACCCCGCCTTCTTCGCGCATGAATTCCAATCGCGGTTGCGGTGCCCAAAATTCGCTCAACTGCTCAACCACGAGCACACCATCTGCATCCACCGACGCGGCCAGTTCGCCGCCGATGACGAAATTGCCACCCATGAACGTCACGTCCAACTCCGCGGCAAAGGCCGTGGCGGTGAAGACGTGCGTATCCCGGTCGTAATCGAACACGCGCCGCCGCCCCGTCGAATCCACGTAGTCAACGTAGAAGGTCGCCGGCAACGGTGCTGGCTTGATGCAGGTCATTCGGGTTCCCCCCAGCCGGAGTCTTCCACCATATACTGCGCCTCGAACGCCCGGTCGCCCAGGAACTCCATCATATCCCGGCTGTTCAGATTCAGGCTGTCATGCGTGACGCCGTGGTAGGTCCGGCGAACCCAGCGACGCGGATCGGCTTCCTCGCGGAACGTAATGACCATCGTGTAAAGCTGGTTGCGCTGGGGCACGAACGTCAGCGCCGCGCCCGTGGGCGTCTCCGGGTGCTCCACCATCCAGACCGAGCCGAGTTCGATGATGTGCGTCTCGCCGACGTGATGCGGGATGGGATAACGCGCGCCCGACGGCCGGCTCATGCGCTTCTCCAAAGCCGTTGACATGCGGATCGTCTCGGCACAGTGATTGTGCCAGACCTCGATCTCGCCCGCGAACAGGCAGATTGTGCCTTCCTCAACGACATGGACAGTTTCAATGGTCATCACACGCCTATCATTTCGCCGCTTTCGAGCCGGTAAGCCTCCGCCAGCACGTCATGGATCAAATCGCCCGGAGATCCAAAGCTGGCGGACAAAGCCCGCGTGCCGATGGATCGGCGGGTCATTGGTGTCACCAGCCGCTTCGCCGCCTGAAAGACGATCATCCCGTACTCCGCCGTGTTCGCCGCGGCGAGCGCCGGTTCGATCTCCGTCTCGTCATCGTTCAGGGCAAACCCCTCGATGCGCCCCAGCTTGAACGGCAGCCGCAAGACTTCGTTGAGCTTGTCATCGCGGAACAGCGGGATGTCGGGATCATCGTCGGCGACGATGGCCCGGAGCATTGAATGAAAAGTTGTGAGCGCGGTGCCCATACAAAAAACCGAGGCGGCCAACGCTTTGAGACGTGGCCGCCTGTTCGGAATTAACCGCACAAGGCGGCAAGACACGAAAGTTACGGCGCCGGCAACACGGCGAATTGCGAATACATGCCGGACGCGGAAGCCTTGCTCTCGCCTTCGCCTTCGGGGTGATCCTGGTCGAGCGTCGGCGTCCAGTCGATGCAGAACTCGCGGCTGCGCACCAGTTCATCCTCGGCGTTATCGACGATCATCGCCACGACGTTCTGGCCGGCGATGGAGTTCAAGCCCTCATCCGGGCCGAAGTCCAGCGATTCGACCGTCAGTTCCGGCACGACGGTTTCACCGGGCTTGACCCACCGGGCCGTCTTGAGGCCGCAACGGATCGGCTTGGATTTGCGCGACGGCAGCTTGTTCTTCTTCGTGTTCGTGCAGCCGACGTGATCGAAGTCCGCGAGCACGGGCATTTCCCACAGGGCAATGCGGCAACCGCGCTTGGCGTTCGTGATGGTGGCCACGCCGGTCGAAGTGGGGGCGACATACGTGCCGGTCAACTCGACGGCCCGGCCGGAACCGAAGTTCGCCCGCAACGGCGTCTTGGACCACGCGGGACGCTGGAACGTGCCGGACAAGCCGGCGAAGTTCACCACGGCATAGGCTTCGTCATCCGCGCGAATCTTGTTGTCCACCACGGCGATGATCGGGCCGACTGGAGCACTGGTCGGCAGGGCCACGAACGTCCACTCAACGATGTCGGCGTCGGGCGTGCCCGTGGCATCCTCCATCAACGTCGTGTAACCCAGCAACCGCGCCGGGACGAGTGACGCATACACATCGCGCTCTCCGCCCAGGGCCGGCTTTTGGATGATCGGATAATCCTCCGATTCAATCGCGACCGGCGTAAGATTGGTTTCAACAGCCATAGTTTTGTGGGTTGAGGTTCGAGATTAGACGTAGGTGATCTTGAGCGCGGAGGGCCGGAACTGGCTCACGATGTAGGGAGCGCACATGCGTTGCTGCGAGCGTTCTTCCCAGTTCTCCCGCTCATTGCGCTCCACGATCTCCTTCGACCAGATCGGCTTGTTGTAGCTGCGACCGGGCTTGAGGTTGAACACCGGGTAGCAGGTGCCCTTGACGAGCGTGGCATCGCCGATGAAACGCCAGTCCTTGCCGAGCCGGCGCAACGACGTGTAACCGTTCTCCTGCACCTGTTGCTGCAAGGAGGTCGAATTCGTGTTGTTTTCCAGCAACAGCGTCTTGGCGATGTTGATGATGTCCGACGGCGGGCAGATGATGTCGCCCGTGGCCATCAGCCGGCCGCGGCCACCGGGCAGGTAATTGCCCCAGGAATCCTGATAGTCCACGATCGCGTCGAGCACGGCCGGGCGCAGGCCCGTGGAAGCCGTCGTCTCATAATCGGTCAACTTCATCGCCGCCCGCACCGTCGAGGTCGCCGAAGCCGGCGTGCCCGTGCTGTTCAGGATGATGTTCGTGGACGGCAAATGGATCGTCTTGATGGCGGAGTGCGCGACGAAAATGCGCTGCTCAACCTTGGTCCGGGCCTGCTCGTAGCTGAAGGCACCGAAGGCACCGCCGGAAGCGAGCGCGGCGGAGAGCAGGTTGAAATGCACCTTGTCGTACTGAATCTGGAGATCGCGCCCGATGTCGAACGTGGCCTTCGCCACGCCATCCACCCGGCCCGCGATGATGTCGAGCGTCACATAACGCACGATGTCGGACGTGATGATCGCCAGCCCGATGTCCTGCTTGGAGTTGGGCTTCACCACGCGCACGCGGTCAGGCGTGCCATCGGGCGAGACATTGCCCACGCGCACTTCCTGCTTCGAGTCGTTGAGGATCTTGGGTTCCTCGTCGTCCTTGAGTGTGACTTGCTCGAAATAGGCGGCGCCAAACGTGGAATCCGAAGCGATGAAATTACCGACCGTCTCGACGCGCACCGCGTTAAGGGCGCGCTGCTTGTCGCCGGTTTTGTCGTTCCACGCCTCGATAATCATCTCGGACTGCTTCTTCGGGTCCGGCTCGATGCCGGCGAGCATCCGCAGGAATTCCTTGTTGGCCTTGTCCGCATCGACTTCGACGAGGTTGCCGGTTTCATCCTTGGCCAGCGTGTAGCCGTGAAGCGTGATGGACCGCTTCACCATTCCGTCAAGTTGCTCTTTGATCGACTTCATAGATTTTGTTTGTATTGCGGTGAATGAATCAGGCAGTCAGGTCGCCCTTCAGAATCTCGACCGAGATGCGAACCGCGCCGGACGTGTTCGGCGTGAGTTGGGCCACGAGCCGGTATTGCGCGCGTTGAGTGGACTGGACCTGGCAGAACTTGCCGGCCGTGAAACTGAGCAGCGTGTCGGCGGCTGTCCCTGCGTAAATCGCACCCGTGCCCGTGCTGACGATGTAGTCAGAGCCTTCGACTTCCAGCGCCTCGGCCATTTCGATTGAGCCGTGGAAACCGGCCCGGTACGGAATCTGGCCGCCGGAATCATCCGGGGCGAGGCCATAAAGCTGTTCGGTGTCAGTCCGGCCGATGGCCGTGCTGTCCTCGCGGATGGCCTTCATGCAGAAGCCGTCGGCCCAGCCGTCGGCGACCACGAAAGTCTTCTCGCCCGTGTCGGCATCAATTGCCGAGATTTTCAGTGGCCGACCGATGGGATGAGTGGCGGAAGGAAGAACGCCGGAAACAGTGCCGGGACCGCCGCGAAGGATTTCAAAGTTGGACTTCATGTTTTGAGTGGTGCGTTATGGTTGACGAAATTCAGATGACGCCCGGATGATTGGTGGTGACTTCTTTCTTTTCATCGCCCGGCTTGGGCGTCCCACCCGCGAACGGATGGCCGGCGGACTTGGGCTTCTGCGCGGTCATCAGGCTGATAACCTTGTCGAAGCCGGCATCGGGTTCGACCCAAGCCAGTTCAACCGTCTGCGCGGAGGCCAGCGTGAAGCCCTTGAGCTTCGGGAGCCGGTTCTTGGCGCGCGACAACAGATCGGTGAACACCTTTTCCTCGCCCGTGAGCACTTCATCGGCCGGGGCAGGGATGCCCAGTTCAGCCGCCTTCGTGCGCCGCTCGCTGAGAGTCTTAAGTTCGGCGCTGAACAGGGCGCGGGAATTCTTCTCGGCCTCTTGGACTGCCGCCGTGTGATCCTCCTTCTTGAACAACTCGCCGGCCTTGATCTTCCCGTCGATGGCCTTGTCGATCTCGCCGCCCATGCTGGCGCGAACCGTCGCGACCTCGCTCTTGGCGTCCTTGGCTATGCCGGCAATCCGGCCGATGGTGTCCTGCGCGGATCGGAAAGCCCAGAGCAACTGGCGGAGGGCGCTCCCGGCATCGAGCGCGGCGGGAACCTTGTCGGTTTCGGGCAACGCGGCCAATGCTCGGTTGATGGTGTCTTTGGCCTGCTTGAACTGACCCTTGAGCGGTTCATCGAGCAGATCGTCCAGCGAATTGAGGCTCTTGGAAATATCCGTCAGACCGGCGCGCAATTCGCTCATTTCCGTCTGCGTGATTTCGCCAACCGGATCGGCGGCGTGAAAACTTCGGGCGATGTGGCCTTCGGCGGAATCCGGTGCGAGCAAAATGTTTTTCATAGCATCATTGTGTCTCAGTTGTCGGCGGTATAGATATTCTCCCGGCCATGTCAACAGCGAAGATCACTTTTTGAGAAATAGTTTTTCCATCGTTTCCGCCACAATTTGAACGTTGGCGACAAACTTGGCCACATGATCGCCGCTGGCCGTGAGCCGTTGAATCTTCGCCGTTGGTTCCGCGCCATACTTCACGAGGCCGAGTCCGCAGTAGTGAACCGAGCCATCAAGTCCGCCCATGAGCATCGTGACCTCCTGTCCTTTGTAGCCCGCGACCACGCGATCAACCTTCGTCGAGAACGTCGCCTGCAAATCAGCGGGTGCGCTTGCCCACGGCCAGTACTCGAATCCCGCCGCGCGAATGTCGTCGGGCGTGAATTCGCTTTTCAGTTTGCCGTTCGGATTGGCGACCGCGAGGCCGGACTTGGACACGGGATATTCGACTTCCATCGAGACGGTGTACTTGTGGCGGCCGGTGGAATGATCGCCGACGATCTTCGCCATGCCCTGAGAGCGTTTGGCGTAACTCGCCACGCCATCAATCGCCGGCATGGAATCCTTGCTGATCTTCCAGCCGCCAATCGGGGCGTCGGGGAATTTAGTCGCAACCACCATGCCGATGATCCGGTCATTCATCGTGCTGGCTTCGCCGGGCTTCTTGTAATACTCGGCGACGTGATGTTCCCAGTTGAGATTCTGGTGAAGCAGCGAATTGAAGGATTTGCCAGCCACGATGGGATGAATGCCGGTGCCCCAATGCGTGCGTACCGGGAAGGCGTGCGACATGGAGAAATGGAAGTACCCCTTGCTGTCGTCCGGCGTGAATTTCTGCCCGAAGAAATCGAGCACGTTGTCCGCGTGCAGCGTCATGGCCTTGTCCGAAACAATCGGACTGACGGCGAAATCTTTGCTCATGGGGCGGGGTATAGCGAGCCAAGTAGCGGAGTCAACGCTGCAATCAGCCCATTCACTCAGCGAAGAATCCTCTTGCACTCCTCGCGGTTTATGATTATGAGGATTGGCAGCAATGAATATCGAGTTTCCGAACGACGAACTGAAGCACGGCGGGTAAAACCAACGACTCAAGATATGAAAACAGCGACCGAACAACCACCGACTCCGCCAACTGCAACGGCTCTAGCCGTTGCTTCCAGTGATGGGTTCTCTGGCGTCGAACTCATCGCCCGCGAACGCGCTCGACAAATCAGCGTGGAAGGATGGACGCCCGAACACGATGACAGCCACGACAAAGGCGAACTGCTCGAAGCCTCCTACGCCTACGCGAAAGCCGCCATCAAATGTATCAAGCATGAATACTACCGCATCATCAACGACCCGCCTCCTGAATGGCCGTGGGAAAGTGAATGGTGGAAGCCGAGTCCCGATGCCATCCGAAATCTGGAAAAGGCCGGTGCGCTGCTCGCCGCTGAAATAGACCGGCTAAAACGCGCTCAAGGCAAGCCGGACGAAAAGATGAGCCACTGCGAGCCGGAAGCGGCGCATGGCTCGCACGAGAAAGGTTCAAAATGAAATCAAAACTCAAATCGAAAACCCGCGCTGCTCGCAGTTGCGCTCCATCGCCTGGTTCGGCGCACGTTGACGCGCTCTACAAAGCGGTCGCGAATTACGTGAAAGCCAACGGCGGGAAGTTGGTGGTGGTTGGTGGTGTGAGAATCGAAGAATGGCCGGGCGAGCCTGACCTCGTGTTTCACGTCGCCATCAAGTGCATGGGGCGGAAGCCGGTCTTCGTTGCGCCGAACGATGAAGTCAGCGAAGTGGCGGGTCGCTGACGTTGAAATTAACCCGTGGCGTTCGCCCCGCCACTTTCGCTGAACTGAATTGTTATGTCCTGGCAACTACAAACCAAACACATCGGCTCGGTGCTCACCATCCAAGAATGGAATGAGCGCATGAAAGAGGAACTGCGGGCGGCGGAAACCTGCTCACCGCATATCGTAGAGCAAATCAAGCAGGTGGACGCTCTAGTGCGCAATGAAGTGCGCCGCACCACCTTCGCCATGCGTATGCCACGCACTGTCTGAATGCTGGCCAAAATCCTCGCGCCATTCAGCAGGCGATGGGGCATAGCCAGCTTGAAACCACAATGGGGTATATGCACGCAGAGGCATTGAACGTAAAAAGCCCACTGGAATTTCAAGCATGAAAGAACACCGACTCATCTGTCAGCGTCGCTGTCTCCCAGGTGGTGGCTTCTACAAATGGACGCCCCGTAAGCCGCATCCCGTCGAATGCCCGAATTGCAAATCCCGAAACTGGAACCGCAAGAAAGCCGCCTGACTATGTTCAAGAACCTCCTCGCGCTGACCCATTCGCCCACGATTGAAACCGGCATCGGGCGCGTCACGCAGAACCTCTTTTCGCGCTTCAAACCGCACTTCGAGTCCATCGACATTTTCGCCATCAACTACAACGGGATGCCGCACGCGATGCAAAAGGAATACACCCTCTATCCTCCGCCCCGTGGTGACGAGTGGGCGAGCCGGGATGGGCTGGGAGCGTTCTGCGACCGGATCAGGGTGGCCTTCGAGAATGGGCGCGGCTATTCGCACGTCTGGATGTGCGAGGAACCGCGCAGTCTTTCGCAGTGGAACTTTCCACAGACCATCAATCGCGCGGGCAGCCATTTCGGATTCGTGACGGCGGGTTACTTCCCCGTGTGCTCGCAGATGGACGACAAGTGGCTGGACATCATCCGGGCGGTCGATTGCCCGGTGGCGTACACGAACTACGGTCTGACCGAGATGTTGCGCGGCAAGCGGGAACTGCTGTTCAAGGGACGCTCCAAGCCGGCGATCATCCCGCACGGCGTCAACCCGGAGATTTATCACCCGGTCAAGCCGGAAGCGAGAATCGCCATGCGCTCGCGTCTCCAACTCGCCGAAAAGGATTTCGTCCTGCTTAACGTCAACCAGAATCAGCGCCGCAAAGGGCTGGTGAACTCGTTTCAAATCCTCGCCCTGCTCCGTTCAATGAACGTGCCGGCCGTGCTCATCATGCACATGCCGGATGGCAACGAGATTGAGGGCACGTCCATCAGCGCGATGGCGGATCAGCTTGGCGTCTTGCCGGCATGGTGGCGTTCGTCGGATGATCTTTTCCTCAACGGCCACGCGCGCATGGCGGAGACTTCGTTGAACCTCGTTTACAACTGCGCCGATCTCGTGCTGTCCACGACCTACGGTGAAGGCTTCGGCCTGAGTTTGATCGAGGGAGTGGCGGCGGGCTGCTGTGCCGCCATGCCGGACCACACGGCCTGCGCCGAGATTGCCGACGCCATCAACGCTTCACAGCCGGGCCGTGTCCTCAAGCTGCCGGTGTCTGACATCGCCATCGTCAACATGCGGGACGATTCGCGCGTGCGTTATCCGGTGGATGTGAAGGCGTCTGCCTTTGCCATTGCCGACCTGTACGGCAAAGAGAAGTGGCGCATCCGCGAACCGCTCTCACCCGCCATCCGCAACTGGCTTGATTGGGACCGCATCGCAAAGCAGTGGCTCAAATTTATGGACATTGAGAAGCCCGCGGTGCCGGAGTCCTACACCATCGAATCGTCGAGGCGGGTGATGATTCCGCACAGCGAATGCGTGGCGCCAACTCCGAGCTTTCAGAGGCAGACACCGTGGCCGAGTGGATTGGTCCCGCTGCCTGTCACTAAGGACATGGCTTACTTCAATTCGGGGCTGGTGCGCGGGCCGGATGCTCAACTGTGGCTGGTTTCACGGAAGGCGGTGCGGGTGAACCATCCGAAGCTGCTAGACCATAGTAATCTGGCGGCGATTGCCTTAAACGAGAACATGGAGCCGCGCCACGGATATTCGCTTGCACAGCTACTCGCCGGGGACACGCAAGCGGATAGAGTGGATCGGGCAATCGAAAAAATGCTCGACCTTCCAAACCGCGAAACCGAACAGCACGAAGACCCGCGCGTCGTTTTTCACGCCGGCATGTTCTATGTCGCCTACGCCTCGTGGTCGCGAGAGACATGCATCCCGAACAGCAAGCAGCGCATGGCGGCGTTCAAGGATTGGAACAGTCAGCCGATCGTTGGCCGCGAAATATTCTACGGCAACAACGACTCCGCCAATCCGGGCACGGAAAAGAACTGGCTGCCGTTCTTCCATGATGGCGTCCTGCATCTGGTCTATCGGTTCGCGCCGCACATCGTCATCGCGCCCTACGCGCAAAACGGCGTCGCGCTGGTCGAATACCGGACGGCCACGAATGACACCTGGAAATGGGGCGAGATTCGCGGCGGCACTCCGCCTGTCCGCGTGGGCGACGAATACATTTCGTTCTTCCATTCCTCAACGCCGTGGCGCGGGCCGTTCCGCCGCTATTACATGGGCGCGTATGCGTTCGCTGCCAAGCCGCCGTTCAACGTCACGCGCATCAGTCCGAAGCCGATCCTCGCCGGGAGCGATGAGGACTCGCGGTTGTGGGGCAAGAACAAGCCGGCGGTGATCTTCCCGTCCGGGGCGTTGCTTGAGAAGGAGGAGTGGCTGGTGACGGGCGGCTGCAATGATGAGGCGACTTTCTGGATTCGGATTCCGCACAAGGAATTGGAGATGCGGGAGTGCTCCACGAACGATGAAGTCAGCCACACGGCTGGCCGAAAACCAGAAAGTGAAGGAATGAAATGAGCGCAACCGATAACCAGAAACCGTCCGCCGAAGCCCAACGCGAAGCCGTGTTGTGCTGCACTGATTTGTTAGGCTGCCCGAATTGCAAAAGCACAAACATCATAAAACTCTGGCGGGCCGAGATCGTCCTGCCCGGTGACAACTCAGACAACTCAACCAAAGGATACCGATATGGATGCCATGACTGCGACTCAATCTTCTACGCCCGTTAAGTGGCGCCCCGAACACGGCGGCGCATACCGCTGCCTGCGTGCCAACGAAGAGCATGGCACGAAGAAGGGTAAAATCTACATCTACGAAACGACCTTCTACCCTCAAGGCGAAATCTGCCACTACAACTCGCGCTGGCAAACGCGACTGCTCGGCGGATGCAACTCGCTTCGACAACCCGGCGCGTTCGAGACGGTGACAATCTGCCCGTTCTGCGGCGCGACCATGTATAAACCGGAAGCCGATGCCAGCGGCTTCTTCCCGCTCGCCCACGATGCTGCTGAGTGCGCGAAGAAAACCGGAGACTCGTCAGCCTAACGCAAAGTTAGGGCATTGCCACCGGACGGAAGCGAACTCGATGACCCACAACCACAACACCACGAAGACTAAATATGCACTACAAAGCGACTTAGAAGCGATTTCCTTCGCGCAATTGATGAATGTTGCGCTAAACGAAAACATCCATGTTGACCATCTGCCTGACAACCTGCCGGCCCGAACCGAAGTTTGATTACTTCTTCGACTCATTGCATCGGGAACTGTGCGGCGATTACAGGGGCGTCACTATTGTCATCGTGGATGCGCTCCTGAATCAGCGCCCTCCGAACCTTGCAATCCAGCGGTCGGTTGCTGGCAGTGCGACACTTCACTGTGCAGACCCGAAACCGACGCTTCACTGGATAGAGCCGAAGCCGAACTTGTGGCAGGGCGTCCATCGCCTCACGAGCCAAGACTACTGGGCGAAGTGCAACGCGCTCAACACGGCGCTCTGCTACGCTCCCGATGGTTGGTTCACCGTCATGGACGATCTTGGTGTGCTAATTCCCGGCTGGGGCAAGGCGCTCAAACGCGCGATGGTAGATGACAAGATCATCACCCTGGGCGCTTACAAGAAGGTGAAGGAATTGGAGATTGAGGACGGGGCGGTGATTTCATTCAAGCCCCACTTGAACGACAGGGGCGAAGATGTTGGCCGGGATTCCCGCTGGTCGCGCGGAAGTTTTGAAGGTCCAGTACCTGCCGTGGGCGACATGATGTTCGGCCACGTCACCGCGCCAGTTGAAGCCTTCCTCAAGATCAATGGCTACCCGGAACTCCTGTGCGATTCGCTTGGATTCGAGGATGTCATCACCGGCATCACGCTCGAAAAGGCGGGCTACAAGTTTGTGTACGATCGGACGATGCTCGTGTTTGAGAGCGAGGAACTGCATCATCTGGTGCAAGCGGGGAACGTCAAGATGACGACGGTGAAGCGGATCGACAAAGGTTGTAGCCCCAAGGACAAATCGAACGAGGTTCTTCGCCGCGCTCGCGCTGGCGACTACTCCATCTGGAACAATTACGATTTGCGGGAGTTGAGGCAGGGCATTCTCAACGGGGGAGAATTTCCTGTGCCGCTTTCCCCTGTCGTAGATTGGTACGACGGGATGGCCTTGAATCAGATGTGATGCCCGTCGTAACCGTCAGCCTGCTTGGTCGTCTGGGGAACAATTTATTTTCCTACGCCTACGCCCGCGCCTACGCCGAACGTCACGGCTTTGAGTTTCAGTGTGACCCGTGGATCGGGCAGAAGATTTTCCAGATCAACGATACTCCCGTCCACGAGAAGAATCGGGCTATGGCGCGAAGAACCGAATTGGATGTCCGCGATGGCGAAAGCAACATCGAGTTCCGCACTTACGCGCAGAGTCAGGCGGCGATGATTTACACGCGGACGCAAGCGCGAGCATGGTTCAGGTTTCGCGAGGAACATCAGTATTTGATGCCACCTCCAGATGATCTGCTGGCACACCATCGCGTCGGCGACATGCAAGGCTATGGGTACCCACAAATCCGTCGCGCATCATACCTGACCGCCTGCGAGAAGTTCGGTTTCGACCCCAAGCTTCTTCGGTTTGTAACCGAGGAACATCCAACCGATGTGCCGGGCCTGACGAAGATGGGCCTTGGGTTCCTGCCCGACTTCTACCGGCTTGCAAACGCCCGAATTCTGTTTCGCGCAAATTCATCGTTCAGCTTTTGGGCATCCATCATCGGGAAGGCTGAGAGAGTGTTCAGCCCGGTCATCCGGGGACTCGAAGGCGGACGTGAACATGATGTGAATTTCATTGAAGGATTATGGCCGCGCTTGGCCGATCTCGATGGAGTGACCGACTTACACCTACCAACATGAAACCTTTCGAGGAGCGAATGCGCTACGAGTATAACCTGACGCCCGACAGCGTGGTCATCGACGCGGGCGGGTATGAGGGGAACTTCGCCAAGATGATTGCTGACAAATACGGATGCAAGGTGTTCGTGTTTGAGCCGGTGTCCCGGTTCGCTGAAATCATCGAGAAGAAGCTGTCCCACTACCAGAATATCGACGTATTCCGATTTGGCATCGGTGCCGTAACAGGCCCGAAGAAATTTCATGTCCAGAACGATTCGACGGGCGAATTCGCCGGGAGCACTGACACCGAGATCGTCCAGCTTTTCAGCATAGATGAAATTGATGATGCACTTGGGTTCCCGCTGTTCGAGGATGACGTTTCACTTTTCAAGTTAAACGTGGAAGGGAACGAGTTTTGCATTTTGGAGCGCGCCCTAGAAACAGGACTGGTCACTCACTGGCGCAACATCCAAGTCCAATTTCATCCAATCGTCCCTGACTACGAAGCCCGCTATCAACGCATCCGCGAAGGCTTGCTCAAGACGCACGAGTTTACGTTTGACGAACCTTGGATCTGGCAGAATTTTGAATTACGCAAATGAAGACGTTGCTCACCAAGCTCAAAGCAAAACTGCGCGACTGGCTTTTTGCGGATTACAAATGGGTGACGCGCGCACAAGTGCAGCGTGAAATCTGTGCGGCACGGTGGGAATACCGAAACTATCCACTCGTGCAGCGCGTTCTCTCGGAACTTCAAGAAACGATAAAATGAATACCTCACACGAACCACATTCCGGCATGTTCCTGATCGTGCCGTCCAGTCTGCGGGCCTTCACCGGCATGGATTGCTACTGGGTTTTGCCGCTGACTCTTTCCGGCAATCCGGCGTTCAGCCACATCAATTACCTGACCGCTGAAGAAGTCGGGCAGGAGTTCGGAGGAAACTGACATGCACATCGGAAAATACTTCGACCAAATCATTTGCATCAACCGCGTTTCCCGTACTGACAGAAGGCGGCACGCCGCGGCTCAGGCGATCCGTTGTGAACTGTTCGACCATGACAACTTTCAGTTCTTCACAGCCCATGATGGCCACATGCTCGACGGCACGTTCAATGGCAACTTTGGATGCACCGCCTCTCACCGCGGCGTCCTTGAACTCATCGCGCATCACGGCTGGGAACGGACACTTGTGCTCGAAGACGACTTTGACGTGGTTGAACCTGGCCGTTACGCCGACCACGCGAAGAACCGCCTGCCGTTCAACGAGCAATGGGCGAAGATGATCGGCGAAGTGCCGGACGATTGGGAGATGCTCTATCTCGGCGGGCATTACGCGGAGGCACCGATTGCGCGGGTGTCCGAGCACGTCATCCGCATTGGCCGGATGCTGACCACGAGCAGCTACGGCATCACCGCGAAGTTCGCCCGCAAGATTGCGCCTCATATTTCCGGCATCGGCCCCATCGACGTGCTCTACGGCGGGTTCCACCGCGAGAACCGCTGCTACTGCTTCACGCCGCGCTTGATGGTACAGTATGAAAATCTAAGCGACCTCCAGCATCGCAAAATGGATAACTCTCAATGTATGCTGGACCCGAACCACGAGGCGATGGTGCCGTTCAGCGACTAAAGCCTGCATCGTTTGTATTCATGCGCCCTGTCGCGCCATCCAGTTGCTCCTTCTTTGCGAAGATTTGCAACTTGGGCGTCGGCACCGTGTAGAGCGACCGCGCTTGCAGGCGAAAGTAACCATCAGGCAGGTTGGTCACATAGACGGGGATCGTGATGATGCCGTTCGTCATGCTGTCCTCCCACTCGCAGCGGCCAGAACGAGAACCCAAATCATCGGTTGGCGGATAATAAGTGGCGTGCATGTTTGACCGGCCTACTGCGGTTCCGATTATACGGTTGGTCATCTCCGTTCCCGGCGCGTAGAACAAATCGCCCCGCCATATTTCCGTGTAAGGCTTCCGCAAGTCGGTCGTGAATCCGATGGTGTAAAAGGTGTTTGTCACAGCATACCACGAGAGCGTCAGCTTGTTCGTAGCGACCACAGTGACGACCAGTTCGCCCGGCACCATCCGCTTGCCGGCGCGCGAACCAGCCTTGATGGACTCGATGACCTTCGGCAGTTGCGGCGTCGCAACGCAGCCGACCAGAATGCCGACGAAGGCGGCGACCAGCCAGTTGCCCACCGCCATTTTGGCGGGAATTTGGATTTCAGGTTTGCGGTCGGGCCAAGTAGTTGATGGTGGGCGTTTCATGGTGTGTTGGTGATGATGACTGGAAAAGGGGTGGACATCTCCACGTTCGTCCCCCGGAACACTTTTGCGAAAATCGTCTGAGACCCGCTGGCATTCGTGCCGGGGTTGAACCGGATGGCATAGGGCGGATTCGAGGCGATACCCAGCAGTGTCGCATTGCCCAGCCAGAATTCGACGCGCGGCACGGGCGGCAGGGCACTCAGGAATACCAGCGATGCGTCACTCGTGCGCTCTTGGTCGTCGAACACCACGACCTCAAAGGCGCTGGTGCCGGGCGTTTCCAGCACGATATTCCTACGGCCTTCCAACATGTCGCTGACGCGCCCTTGGTGAAGCCACGGCTGCACGGCGTACGACGTGGGCCGGTTGCTGGGATTCGAGGCCGTCAGATCAAAGGTGACGGTGTGTGGAGCCGGCCCGCGATTCGTGCTCATGGAGAACGCGAGTCGAGGCACGTAGGTCGATGGATTGATGCGGATGACCGCCGTGGTCGAGACCCCAAAGTTGCCGGAGCGGTCGAACACGAACGCGCGGCCCGTCGTGGCGTTCGTCACCGCCAGCACCGAAACGAAGTAGGGATTCGTGCGGCCGTCCGGCACCTGGTTGAATGTCCACCACGAGTTCGGCCCCACGTCCATCTGGAAAACATACGAGCACGTCTGCGGGTCGAGCCGGTTGGTATCCACCGAGAGCGTATGTTCAAACCAGCCGGCGGCATTCGTCTGAAAAGTCCAGTGGGTGATGAACTGCGAGAGGTTGGTCCGGGCTTTCTCATCCCGATACACGAACGCCGTGCGCGCCACCGACGAAATGCCGGCGTGACTGTCGAGCGCGTGGAAGGTGAACCAAGCTTGGTCATCGTAAGCCCACGGCGCGGCGGTCAGCGTGAAATCGTTGCTGGCGGTGCCCGCGGCGAAGCGATGGCTGCCAAACAGGGCGGAGACGCCCTCTCCAAAACCTGAAAGATCGAAGCCGCTTTGGAGCCGGTAGGTGATCGCGTCGCCATCCGGGTCGGTGGCGTTCGCGCGCCAGCGCACGGATTGCCCTGCGTTCAACACCGCATTCGCACCGTTGACGGTGAGCGTGGGCGGATGGTTCGCGAACGGATGGAGCACTTCGGGATTGTTGACGAGCTTGTTGAGATTCAGCCGGCCACCGCTGAAGCACGGCAGGTTGCGCGCATCAAGGCTGGCCTGCGAGAGCAACAACTGCTTCACCTGAAGTGGAGCGAGTGCCGGGTTGAGCGCGAATAGCAACGCGGCGGCGCCAGTGACGTGTGGCGCAGCCATCGAGGTTCCACTCAGGAACTTGTAGCCGGACGGATCGCACAATGAGCCTGAGCCGGTGCACACGGTGGAGTAAATCGAAACGCCCGGCGCGGCAAGGTCGGTGCCAAACCAACCGTAATTGCTGAACGTCGCCCGCGCGTCCTGATCGTCGGTCGCCATGACCGAAATGATCTGGTCCACCGGGATGCTCGCCGGCCAGAATTGGTAAATGTCCAGATCGCCACCGTTGTTGCCCGCCGCGCAGACGATCAACAGGCCGGCGTCCCCGGCGGCTTGCATCGCGTCGGCCAGCGCCTGATCTGGTCCACCCCCGCCCCACGAACAGTTGATGGCGCGGATGTTCACGCCGGCTTGTTTCAGATCAACGGCCTTTTCGATCATCAACATCCCGTCGCTGATCTGCCCGCTGCCCGTTTCGTTGAGGAACTTGAGGTCGATGATCCTGAGTCCACTCCAAGCGAGGCCGGCCACGCCGACGCCGTTGTTGCCGACCGCGCCGATGATCCCGGAGCAGTGCGAGCCGTGCCCATGCTGGTCGCCGGTCGTGGTTCGGATGAGACCGAACTGGGCTTGGTAGCCGTGCTCGCCATTTGTGCCCGTCCACGCAACGGGCGCGAGGTCAGGATGAGTAAAGTCCACGCCGGTATCGCATACGGCGATGATGACGTTCGTGGCGTGCGTGAGGCGGTCCCATGCGAGCGGCGCTTCGATCTTCACCGGCCCCCACTGCTGGTTGAACAGCGGATCGTTTGGCACCGCCTGAGTCGTCACGATGCGGTCCTCTTGAACCGCGTCGAAGAGCGGCGAGTTTAGATAAGCGGCGAGAGCGCGCTTGGCGGCGGCATCATTCGATGGCAGCCGGACGACATGCCAGCGGACGTACTTGAACTGGTGAACCTTTTGCGCGCCGTGCTGGCCGTGGAATTTATCCGCGTCGATTTCCGACCCCTTCTTGACCCGCACTAGGATCGTCGCCCCAGCGGGATTTACGAAGCGTTGATACGGTGCCGCGCCCAGTGACAGCGTGACCGCCAGAAGAATGAGCGCGACCAGATTCACCGTCTGATCTCCACCGTTGGCTTTGCTCCATTGCTCCCGACGCGCCAGAATCCCATCACTCCGCTATCCGTCACTCTCACACGGACGGTCCCGTTCGTGATGCCCGGCCACGACGCGCCAATGGCCCACGCCGATCCGGCATCACTCGTCGGCGGGTAAAGCGCCAGCGTAACGTTCGTGCGCCCCGTGGCCATGCCCAGCGACGGCGGCGGGCTGCCCGGTGGATTCGCCAGACTCCCGCGCCAGACTTCGGTGTAGGGCGCGAGCAAGTCTGGCGTGAAGGCCAGGGAGTAAAAGTCGTTGCTCGACGCCGGCCATGAGATTGTAAATACGTCTGGTGCGGCTGCGGTGATTTGCACGCCCGGCGCAACGCGCTTCCCGACGCGGGCGCTCGGCGTTGGCTCCGGTGAGTAGCGCATACGGGGTAGCTGATTCTGGATCGTGCAACCAGCAACAGCGCACAGCGCGAGTGAGAGCAGGATGTTTTTCATAAGTTGGGACGCCACATTTTCGGCACGTCCATCGGAAGGTTGCAGTCGGTCTCAGTGCCGTCAGTTGCCCATCCAGCGGGGAATACTCCACACCTGGAGCCGAGCATACACACGGGACGGTCTGACCACATGATTGCAGCTTCATCGCCGTCGTCATACAGTCCGATGATGCTTGAGCCATCGCGCGGTGCCTTTTCCATCGGTAGCCATGCTGGTTTCATACATCAACCCCAACGCATGTGGTAAATCGACGCAGCCTCGCGTGGACTCAATGTGATGATCTGCTCCATCTGAGGTTCGTAGAAAAAGACGACGGGCACAATCTCTGCGCCCTCCGGCTTTGTGTCACAGAACGCATTCGCTCCATGATCCAGCCCGTCATCACGAAAATACCAGAACTCGGCCACGGCTGCCGCACTGTCACCGTCGTAAGATAACTCGCCTGCATGTTCACGCGCTACGAAACAAGCAAACTCGCGCTCCATATCATCACAATCAGATTTGCCACGCTTGTAAACGATCTTGTTACGCTTCTTGTATTCAACCCATCTGTCAGACAGCGTGCCGGACACGAACGCAGCCGGAATCGGAAGGTAGCTTTCGTCTGCCGGAAGAATCTTTTCTTCTGGACAAGTGATGCCAGCGGCACGGCAGGCGGAAAGAATTTGGTCAAAGGTCATTTCGTAGCCCTCAACGTTCGCTGCCTTAGCTTCATCGCTTCACGGATCAGGTATTGCGTGTCGGCGTATTGTTGCGCATCCGAACGGCGGTCATCGGTTCGTGCTTCGATACGGAGCTTTTGAAGTGTCGCGTGGGCGGCCTCCAATTCGGTCAACACAGCGGCTGGCATTGCCAGTCGGATTGATTCACGCTTGGAAGCCATGTTGGATTCAGACAAATTCAGCACGCTTCAAACCTTCACGAGCGATTTCGCGCATGGTCGTCGCCGCTCCAGCCGGATCGGTTGCAATCGGATAATCCCTGATGCGCTGCAACGTGGCTTTGTAATTCAACTCCCGTGCTGTTTCCGCCGTCACCACTTGCGAGAGTTCCAAAAACAGTTTGTTCGTGATTTCGAGATTCATAAAATCATGTCGAGGCGATGATGGTCAGTGGATTTTGCCCGGTCTTCTGCTGATAGCAGACGCACAGCGCCGCCGCCTGCTTCGCCAGCGTTCGTTTCCGCCGGAGCGTCATGGCCGCGTCCTTTTGCGCCCACTTTGTTTTGATACGTTGAAGTAGCGTGCAGCTTTTCATCGCGTCCTCGCTTCCTTCAACTGCGTCTGCTTATTTGACAACTTTTCCAAGGATTGAGTCGATGGCCTGAAGCGCCTGCACGGCATTCGTCGTGCTGGATTCCTGACCCAGTGAGCCGATGCCTACGCCCTGCGTCTTGTCCGTCTGTGTGGTCTTGAATTTTGCCAGTTCGTTGTGGGCGTCGAACACGGTGAACACATGCGTCTTGGTGGTGACGCGCTCCGTGAATTTTCCAGTGGCATCAACCTTCTCGTTGACTTGCATGGTCGAAAGACTGCCACACCCACAGAGCAGCGCGACAGTGACCGGGGCAATGGTGAAGTAACGGCGGATGGTGTTCATGCGGATTTCTTCCTTCGGGTTCTGGTTTTGGGACGGTTGGTGAAAAAGAAGTTGCCGGTGCGGATGCTCTGGATGAAGCAATCCAGACTTCGCATAAATGCTCCGGGGCGTTCGTGCCCCTCGCTGTGGAAATAAATATTCCCGGCGCGCACTACGCGGCAAAAGATGTCACCGCGCCCATCCTTGAGGATTACGAATTCGGTGGGGACTTTCTGGCCGCGTCGAGGCATGGGCCACTATCAACACTTTGCACCACCAGAGTCAATGACGGATTTCTGTGGTGGTGCAATCAGTGCGCGATTCAAGCGGCAGGCTTGTGGCTGTAGTGGCTCCAGATGAGTCCGGCGATGAGCACGATGGCCCCCTCACATCCTCGCCGTTGAGGACGTTGGCGGCAGTGGTTGCCCCGTGGGTAATCAAAGCCGTGCCGATGACTTTGAGGGCGGTGCGGACGAGCGAGGTGAGTTGGTCTTGGTTCATGGTGTTTTGGGAGGTTCGATGTTTGTTGCTGGAGATGAAGCATCATCCGCCTTGAAAAGTTTCTGGTCAAGCACCCGCTTGAGAACCTTTGCGTGCAATGCCCATGTCCCGCACGCAAGCAGGAAGCCCTGCATGTAAACCTGAAGATACATGGCCACTTCCGGGCAGCAGAGCTTCGGATCGAAATCCGCGATGCACGGCCAGCCGAGGAAGAACGGGCCGAGGATCGTGCCCGCCGGAACCGTCACGAGCGGGATGAACTTGTTCGGGAAGAAACGTTGAGGCACAATCTTCAGACCGTAGCCAACTGCCAGCAATGTCACGATGAGCAGCTTCGGGCCGGTGAGCGTGATGATGGAAACGATGAGTTGGTCGATTACTTCCAACGGTGAATTCATAGGTCAGTGTTTCGTCAGGTGTGTGCCAAGGTCATAAAGCAGCTTCAAGAAATCCAGCACGGCGATGAGTCCGATCCACTTGACCAGCCCGATGATCGCCTTGGCCCCAAGCCACCAGTCGCGCATCTCCTTGTGCTCGACAACCAGATCGTGCAGGACCTCATCCTGCAAGCAGCGGCGTTCGTTGAGCAACTTTTCCAGATCATCCCGGTCGCGTTTCGGTGGCGGCATAAGCGGAAATGGCGGCGGTGAGCGATCTCAATTTGGTGAGCTTTTCTTCCAGCGGAACATTTGGCCGGGTTACGCGCGCGAGCCGCCGCACGAAATCCGGCCCCTTGTTGAGCAGCCCGAGCGAGCCGGAAACCATGTCCTTCGCGCCCCCGATGCCCGTGATGACCACGATGGGGGTTCCGCGCGCCGTCGCCACAATCTCGAACATTTTCCCGAGCGTTTCCGCGCTGGTCGAATCCTCCAGGGTCAGATCGAGCAGGATGAGGTCGAAATGTTTCTGGCTCAGGACGGCCAGCGCGTCCTTGAGCCGGGCGCAGTCCGTGAACTGCACATGGTCAGTGCCGTATGCCTGCTCAAACTCGTGATGGATGAGCAGCACGTCCTGCGGATTGTCTTCGATGAGCAGCAGAATCAACATGGCCGGTTGGTCTTTCTTTTAGTTCGTTTACGTACAGTTCACAATGTTTTCTCGTAGCCGTTCATATCATGGAACAAGCGTTACCGCGGTAATCAGTCCGTTCAACACGGTGATGGTGGCGACATCGCCAGATCCGCCACCGCCAAAGCTATAGGTGCCATCGGCTGTGGGGTCTGGCGCAAGGTAATCCGTGCCGGCCGCCGCTGCCGAAATTGCCCCGGCTCCGTCCGCCTTCACGATACCATTGACGGCACCAACAACCGGGTCCAGTTCGGTATCGACGTAATCCGTCCCCGGCGTGGCGGCGGAAATTGCCCCGGCTCCGTCGGCTTTCACAAGGCCGGTGATTGCACCGACAATCGGATCGGTTTCCGCAGTGACAACGCCTGTCAGCCCCGAACCATCACCGTCGGGTGCCAGATAATCGGTTCCGGCAGCAGCCGCCGAAATTGCGCCCGCGCCGTCTGCTTTCACGAGGCCAGTGACCGCGCCAACGATGGGGTCGGTTTCGGTGGCCACATAGTCGGTTCCGGCAACCGCCGCCGAGATGTTCCCCGCGCCGTCCGCCATGACAATCCCCGTGATGGCACCAACCACCGGATCGGTTTCCGACCCTGCGGTTGCCGACAAGGCTCCGGCGGAAAACGTAAGCCCGGCGCCAACCGTGATTTCCTCGATGGCCCCCGTGCTCGCCGTGGTCCGGCCAAGCAACCGCGCCGTGCTCATGGTCAGGCCGGATGAACCCACCGCGCCGGAACCGGCCGCCGCCAGATTCGTGCGCGCATTCGCCGCCGTGCTCGCGCCTGTGCCGCCGTCCGCGACTGCGAGATCGGTGATGCCCGCGACGGTTCCGCCCGTGATGGCGACCGCACTGGCGGCTTGCGTGGCCATCGTGCCGAGGCCGAGATTGGTTCGCGCGCCCGTCGCATCGCTCGCCCCGGTCCCGCCATCCGCAAGGGCGAGGTCGGTGATGCCAGTGATGGTTCCGCCGGTAATCGCCACGGCACTGGCCGCCTGCGTCGCCAGTGTATCCAATCCGAGCGTGGTTCGCGCCGCCGCCGCGTTGGCGTCATCCACCAGCGTCAGAATGAACGCCGAGACAGTGACGCCGCCAATCTTGTTCACCGTGGCGGCGGAGGCCGTGCCCGACAGATCGCCGCCGAGAGTGGGGTCGTCGTCGCCCGGTTCGCCTTTGTATTCAAACCACAAGCCGGTGAAATCGCCGGCCGACGGACTGGCAATCACCGTCGTCGAATTCTTGAACGCGATGAAATTCTTCTCGACGCTCGTGCTGAACCCGGTGCCGATGTCGTCATCCGCCCACGCGATGTAGAGGTAGGCATTCGCGCCATTGGTGCCGTTGGTTCCGGCTTGGGCGAGCTTCCACCAGTAGGTCGTATTCGAGACGGCCTGATTGGAATGCTCCACCTTGGCCATGTAGAGCGAACCGGAGTCCGTGACCATGTGGCCGGGCAGGTAGGTGTCCGACGTGTTGTGCGCGCCCTTGACCTGGGTGGCCAGCAGCTTGAACAGGTTCTCACAAGTGATCTGTTTCAGGGCCGGAGTCGTCTCCGGGTTCTGAAGCAGCATCAGCATGTCGCTCGCGGCAATGGACGTGGTTTCGGCCAGTGCCTCCACGGTTGTCTGCAAGTCCTCCGCCTCGGATTCCTCGATTGCGTCAATGCGCGCCTCGTGATCCTCCAGCATCGTGATCTGCGCCGCCGAAGCGAATCCCGCCGTGGAATTGGTCGCGTTGGAATGCGTGTGGCCGATGACCGAAACAACACTCGTGTCGATCTTGACGCCGTTGCTGTCGGAGGTCAGGCCGTTGCCCAGCCGCACATTGCCGCTGAATTCCGAGCCGGTGAGAATCAGGTCCAGCGTGTCCGTGTCGGCAACGGTCGGGCTGGCGAGCGCGGCAAGCTTGGTGAAATCCGCAATCGACATGAAACCGGCAGCCGACCCGGATGCTTCATCGTGCGTGTGGTCGATGGCCGGCACGACCGCCGGATCAACCTTGAGGCCGTCGGCATCGGAGGTTACTCCCCCGCCTGTTTTGAGCCGGACATCCGCGGTGATCTGGCCGGCGGTGATCGTCAGATCGACCGTCGCCGTGTCCGCCACGGTGACATCCTCCAGGGTATTGAGCTTCGTCTTGTCGGCGGCCGACATGAAGCCGGCAACCGATTCCGTCGCGTCGTCATGCGTGTGGTCAATCGCTGGAACCACCGCCGTATCAATTTTCAGCCCATCGGAATCCGAAGTGACGCCACCGCCCGACTTGACCCGCGCGCTCGCGGTCAATTGCTGATTCGCCTGCACGGCCAGGGTGACGGTCGTTGACGACAACGCTGAAAGCGCCGGGTGATCGTTCGTGTGATGATGGTCGCCGGCCGCCGCGGTGTCCCGCGTCGTGCCGATCTTGGCCGCCAATCCGTCCACCGTGCTTTCCAGTGCCGGGCCGGAATTGATCTGCGCGCAGTTGTAAGTCGCATAGACTTCCTGCGCGCCGCTGGCGGTGATGAGATTCGAGCCGGTAAGGATGTGGACGATGCCCAGCCGCCCATCGAGGTAATAGTCCGTGCCGGCAACCCCTGTTGCAATCGTCGTGCCGCCGCCCGCCGGCCGGCGAATAAGAACAACCGAGGAAACTATTTCCCGCTCAAGATCGAGACTGCCTCCGGCTGCCACCGGATGATCGAACACCATCGTCAACCCGGTGCCTGCCGCTTGAACCTCAACGTCGTCGGGAATGATGACTTCGCCGGTCAACGCCTGTTCATCGAGCGCCAGCGCGAGCGTTTGGTTCGTGGCGGGCACAGTCACGGGTCCGTGAGTCTCGGCCGTAATCAACGCCTCGACTTCGGCTGTCGTTGGCCGTGTGGCAATATCCGCGTCATGCTCGCCTTTGCGAATGCAGTCCTCATCCGCCGTCGCCGGGCCGGACGAGGTGAACTTCGGAGCGGTTGTGGCTTTCAGGTCGGCCATGCGTCAGGAATTATGCTGGCCTCCGGCGGGTGTGCCCGGACTGCCTGATGGAGCCTTGACACCGGCCTGTTTCTGGAACGTTGATTCGCCAAGGGCCGGGTGCATTCCCTGCGCGACGGCGTAAAGTGGGCTGAATTTCTTGACCGCATCAGGATCATCGGCTTCTTCCACCTTCCGGTCGCCCTCCTGATCGTCCAAACCAAATTCCTTGTTCGTCGTGGCGACGCTGCTCAATCCATTCTGATAGGCGAATTTCAGCATCTCCATCATCAACCGGGCCTCGTTGAAGATCAGGTTGGACCAGACCACGTTGACCTCTACCGGCGGATGCCATGCCGCATTGATGATGAACGTCAGGTAGGAACCCATCTCGTTTCGGGCATCGAACGCCTCGCCCTTTACCATGCTCGTGAGATAGGGTGCCACGCCCTTCGCTTGGAGCATCTTCGCGATGCTGCCGCCCCAATCGTTGAGCCGCTTATCCGTACCGCGCCACGCGAGATCGTCGAAGCGTTTGAGATCGGGCCACGGAAAATCAATGGCATGGTCGAAGTTCGCGGTGACATCGTTGACGCCCTCGACATTCAGGAACTTGTCCTTCACACCCTTGTCGCGCGTCGGGTTCCACATATAGGTGGACTTGCCTGCATGGACGCCGCTTTTGATCTCATGGCCAAGCTGGTGAAACCGCGTGACATTGCGGAGCAGGAACGATTCGCGCGCGAATCCGATCTCCTTGTCCTCCACTTCGCCAAGGAGGCGAAAAATGCTGAACAGCCTCGGCACGCCCAGTCCGTCACCAACGGCCGCCTGCTTCAACACCTTGAAGTGTTCGCCCTCTTTTGGGTTGAGGAATATTTCCGCCCGCGCGAAACGCTGCGCTTGTTCCGGCAACAATTGGGCGATCTCTGCCTGCGTCAGTCCGTGCTGGTACTTCAGCGTCTCGACGGCGAACTTGTCCGAGTACGTGCAGACATCCGGGGCGAGCGTCAGGGCGATGTCGCGGTCGTCCAGCCACATCGAGATCACACTGTCGTACAGAAGGAACCGGCTCCAAGCGTCCTTGGCGAACTTTGCCAGTTGCTCGCCGAACTTCGCATTGCTCTCGATTTCGATTTCCTCCTGCGTTTGCGGATCGGTGATGGTTTTTACGAGCGGGTCCGCCTGTTTGGCCAGCCACTCGTCGAGCTTCTTGAGCGCGTTCTTCTTGCTGGCATCCTTGCCGGCGGGAACGACGTGAAACTCGTAATTGAGGATCGAAAGCTTGAGCGGCAGGAAAGAGGACAGGAACGATGATTCCTGCGCGTAGTAGCGGCACTTGGCGAAGACGCTGGAAAGGTCGCTGACGCCCGGTTTCTTCGTGCGCTCCGACTGGACCCATTCGAGCTTTTGGAGTTGGGCGAGATTGCCCGCGTGCTTCGTCATCGCGACGTACATCGCGTTGGCTGAACGGGTCAAGGCCCGGTTCTCGGAAGCTGTTGCCCGGCGGGTTGCATTCTTCATCGCTTCCGCCGGGGTATAACCGCCCTTGACGCCGTGGCAAGGCTAAAGCCTACCCGCACATCGCCGCGCTCTCCTCCGGCACATCGTTCCCGCCCTCGGACATCTGCTCCTTCAACCACTCCCGAAACGCCACATACGCATACATGCCCGCGTAGGCGAAGTCCTTGTTGCCGCGCGCCGAGTAGAGCCGTGCCCCGTGCGCCGACGTGAACGTGGTCCCGTTCTCGTTCGTCTTCACGAAGACGCGCGTCAACTGGATCGCCATTTTTTGCAGCAGCCGGTTGGCGTGTTTGCGTTCCTCGGTCCATTCGGCGGTTTGTTGCTGCGGCCGGTCATTCAACCGCTCCGGCAGTCCGATGAGCCTGTTGGAGATGGCCTCGTGGAACTCCGAGTGCGCCAGATCGTACAGGTTGTCATCGTGCCGGCGCGGGCATTCGCTCCACAACTCGCTGATCCGGGTGTCCTGCCACGAGAACATGGAGAGGATGAATTCCGAGTTCATCGGCAGCTTTTCCTCGTCCTCGATGCAGGCGATGGGGCGCACACGCACGTTCTCTCCTGGCACTTCACGGCGGGCCTTGGCCAGTTCGGGACGAATCCACTGACCGCCGCCGTTCGGGTCCATCACAATCCGCGAGAATCCGAAGTGGAGATGCTTGCGTTGCAGAATCGCCGCCCATTGTTCGCCGTCCGCTCCGCGCACCTGATAGGCCCAGATGAAGTCCAGTTCCATGTCCCGCAGATCGAGGATGGATTCGCCGACCTGTCGCGCCCGCAGCACGACCACGGCGCCGTCATCGGATTTGCGCGAGTCGGACTTGGCCGGGTCAATGCCGCAGAAATAGAACGTGGGCCTTGCGCCGATCAAGTTCGTCGGTGATCGGTGCCCCGTGATGGGCAGGACGTTCCGTTCCTTGCCGAGATTGTAGGCGGCCTTGATGAGTTCCGGCGTGTACAGCCCGCGGCCATTGTCAGACCAGATGCCCAGCAATTCCTCGCGCACCTTGGCCCGGCCTTTGCGGCGCATGTCGGCAATGTTGTCGTCATCGCGCAACTTTTCGCGGAACGACTTGCCATCGCGATACTGGAAATGGCTCCAGTCCTTGTACGAGTATTGCAGGATGGCGAAGTTCGGATCACCCGCGGCAACGCGGCGCTTGAAGTAAAGCCACCGATCGTACCCCGGATGGACGGCATCCTCGGCGGTGCCCAGGAACATCTGGTGGTTGGTCCAGAACGGGTGTTCCTTGTTGAAATTCTCGCGGTTCGTCCGGCCAATGAGTTGATCGTCGATGCCGGTTGATCCGGTCGCGTCGATCTTCGGCCATTCGTCGATGCCAAGAAAGTTGAAGCGCAGACCGGCTTGGTTTTTAGAGTCCTGCAAGAACGAACCGGCCGGCATGAGGATTTTCGATTGGTTGAGGAAATCGACCGCGTAACACGACGGGTTCTTGCTCGCCCCCTTGCTCACGTCCTCCTCAACGCCATCGAGGCCGACCACGCGCGGTTTGCCCACCTGTGCGCGGAAGAAATCCGACTGCGCGGCGTAGCGCGAGAAGTAGGGGTAGAACGCCTGCTGCATGGTCGGGAACGACTGAAAGTAGATGGCGGCGACGTGATCGGGGATGACGATGCAGCGGAGGACGGATACCCAAAACAGGTTGACCGTCTTGGCGGAATTGTAGCCCGACGAATCCATGACGCGCGGCACCCACCAACTGATTTTGAACCGGCTCTTTTGGAACTCGTCCATCTTGATCTTGAAGGTGAACTCGGCGAGGCGCGTCACGTCGTCCGTCATCGCGTCCTCGATCATCGTCTGAGTGATCTTCAGATGCTTGGGGACGGAGGGGATGAGGATTTGCGGGCCGTCGGTCATGTGGCTACCAAGGTGTGTTGCTTCACGCCGGGCATTATGGCACGACCGATGTATTCCGTGTAGGCTGGCGGTATTGCTTCCTTGAGTCCGTCACTGGACATCCATCCAATGCCATAGGCTTGCGGCGCGTTCTTCACGGACTTCGGCTGGATGCCGAGGGCGTGGCGTTTGGCGCGGCTTGCTTTGCTGGCGGTCGTCACCAGCAGCGGAAGATTTGAGTGGTCGCACTTGCACGGAGCGGCGACTTGGATATTCGTCTCGAAGTAGCGATGCCGTTGCGTCCGCAGCCCGAACATTGAGCCGCAGAGCATCACCGGGTTTTCCAGTTCGTGCCGTGCGCCCGCCACATTCTCGATGACGTAGGGCTTGTCGAGACGCTTAACCAGTTCACGCACGGCGGGTATCAGCTTCGCGTGGTCGCCGCGATTCTTGGCGGGCGTCAGGTGCGAATAGCCTTGGCATGGCGGAGAGGCGTGTATCAGGTCGTATTCGTGGCCGTGCGCTTCGAGGTATTCGAGAGCATCACCGAGCACGAACGAGAACGGGTAGCGCGGACGCGGCATGATGTCCACGCCCGTCACTTCGTAGCCCGCGAGCGCGTAGCCCATGCCTGCGCCACCTTCGCAGCAGAACAAATCCAAAAGGCGGATGCTCATATCAAGTCGCTCTTACCGGATTGTTGTCTATCGACACACACGCTTCCGGCGCGGCGATGTCTTCCTCCTCGTCCGGCACAAACAACGGCGGGAACTCGCCTTCCGGCCCGGCCGCCTCAAGGTCAATCACGATGCCATGTCGCTCGCGCAATTTCGCCTGCGCCTCGCGGAAGCCTTCATCCATCGCGCGCAGATGCGACACCGGCAGCTTGGACTTGAACGCCGGATCGAACAGTCCCGCCTTCGCCTCAAGAATGGCCGCTACCAATCCAGGCCGGTAACGCACGGGCAGTTGCTCGCTTTCCCGCAACTCGACTTGGATCTCGAATGCGGAGAAGAACCCGTCGATGAGCGGGTCTTTCTTCGTCAGCCGGCCAAGGGCGGCATTACGCACGATTTCCACCAGTTGCGAAAAACAGCCGGTGACATTGACCTTGTTGCGCGCGGCCTTGAGGTAGGGGCAGCTTTCCTCCAGTTGCTCCCACTGCTTCTGATACATGGATTCGATGGTGTTCTGCGTCTTTTGAATCCGCTCGAAGTCCTTCGACAAAACCGGCGTCGAGCACGATTCGTTGTCGAGCCGCCGCATCTGGAGTTCGTTGATGATGATGCGCCGGGCATTGCCGCTGGCATTGGTCTGGTGCAATGCCTGCCCGATTTCTCCAAGCCGCTTGGCGAACCACCGGATTTCATCCGTGCGTTCAAGGTCGTCCTTCCGCTCCACATCGAACATCTTCATCGTGAAGCCGTGATCGGTGATGATCTTGGACAGCTTCTCGTATTCTTCCGGCCCGATCTCCGGCGTGAGTGGCGCGGGCACGACGGCTTCAGCGACGGCCAGTTCGTTGTCCGCCGGCCGGTCCCGCGTGTATTCGTTCCATTTGAACGCGAGGAAGTCGAGTTGATCCTCGATGACGGCGACCTCGACATTGCTGATTTTGGCGATTTCCTCGACCTCGAAGCACTTGAGGAATTCGACATCGGAATCCGCCTTGGGCACGAGCGGGTTGATGCCATACATCATTCGGCACATGCGCCACTGGGTCGGATGGCCCTGCGCCATCGTGTGCAGTTGCGCGAGGTCTTTGGGGAACAGTTTGCCAAAGCGATCCTGCATAGGGCCGAAACGGTCGATGCGCCAGATGCGGTCTTCCTCGATGGTGCGGTATTCTTCGATGTCGTTTTTTTTGCGGGCCATAGGTCAATGGATTCTGGAAAGCTGGGCACGCCAAGCGTTCGCCATATCCAACAAGGCGTTCACGTCTTCATCGGAACCCGTGCGTGCCTGCGCCATGTGATAGCCGTGGCGACGTTGGAATTCGGCTCCGGCGATGAGGAGGTTGTGGCGCAGCACCTCGGCCGGCATCTCGTCAATGGATGCGTAGTGGTTCCCGGTGCGGCAGCATTTCAGCGGGTGAAGATTACATCTGACGTTTTTCACAGCTTCAGGTATTCGGCATTCACGTCATTGAGCCACGCCCGTCGTCCGTTGGCGATGGCTTCACGCCCGGTTGTACCACTGCCCGCGAACGGGTCAGCCACAAGGTCGCCGGGATTCGACCACGAAAGTATCAGGTCACGCGCCAGCCATTTCGGCATCATCGCCGGATGCTTCAATTCGACGCACATTTCCTCCTGTCCGCGAGTGTTGCCAAGCCAGACGTTGTGGCGCATTCCGAACTCAGCGTTGATCTTCTTTGCGCGAACCGATTTGCTGCCATTCCGCTCCGTGAACGTGTTGACTCCAAGGTTGCCGACGCATCCCGCCGTGAGGTTCTTGCGATCTTTTATGGGGTTGAAAACCCGCGGGGCACCTTTTGACAGGATGAACACATACTCAAAGACTTGGTGATACCGCGTGCGCTCCGGGTGACTGAAATTCCGCTTCTGATAGATCATCGTGTCATGCACGCGAAAGCCGCATACGTCAGCGAAATAGATTTTCTGGCGGCATGAGGTCAGCGTTTCTGAACCTTTCACCACCGCGTCGTTCACGTTCCAACAAACTATCCCGCCTTTGCATAGCACACGGTAAAGCTCGCGCGCTGTTCCCTCAAAGTCCCATTCGCATCCTGTGTAATCCCGTAAATTGTCGTAGGGAGGAGAAGTACAGACCAGTTGCACGCTGCCTTGCTCAAGCGTTTTCAGGGCCGCCACGGAGTCTTTGTTCTCAATGATCTTTGTCACAGCTTCAAAATCCCTTCCATCGGACAAACCTGCGCGGCCACATCACCAAACTGTTTGAGCAGCATCTCGGTCTGTGATGGAATCACGGTATCGGGCATGTGTCGCCCGCGAGTCTTACCATAGAGTCGCATGGCCAGACCACACAGAATTATCTCCAGCTTGGCATCGGTCAGTTCCGAAGTGACCCGGTGGGCATCGGCGATCAACCCCGTCTCATACTGGTCAATGTCGCGCGGTTCCGGCCGCTTGAGGATTTGGTCCACGGTGCGAATAAGCACGACGGCGCGGTTCATCTCGCTGGGCGTCATGCGGCTGCCATCGCCCTTTTCCCAGATGGCCGGCGGAAGCTCCTCCACGAGCCGCGCCGTGCCCAGGATGATCTTCTTTGGGTTCACCAGCGAGTAGAATTGCTTGCGGTAATCGCCGCGCTCGCGATGGTTGGCGTCGAGTTCAAGGTTCTCCTGCCGGAACCATTTGCAGAGCCAATAGTCGGGGTCGGGATCGTCCACGAGCAGGCGCGCGGATTGGAGCGCCGTGATTGGAAGATCGGTGTCGGCCTTGAGCCAGCGCGAGAAGTTCGCCGCCTGATCTTTGAGGAAGCCACCCGCGCGCCCGTGCAACTCGGCCTGATAATCGAGTTGGACCCACAAGCCGATGAAGATGTGCGTGGCCATCGGCTCATTGCCGATCCGGGCGACGAGGTTTTGGAACGACGGATGGGATTGGAAATCACGAGGGAGATTCATCTCTGAGGTTCCTTGCTTCTGACGTGTCGTGGCCTTCCTGCCGAAATATCTCGACGAGTTCCATCCCGCAATAGATGGCGTGCTCGAATAGAATCTGGATGCCGCCAAGCTGAAGCGAGTCGAGGCGGTGCGCCTTGCCGATTTCAAACGCCTTCTTGCGGGCGTGATCCTCCGCCCATTGCCGGAATTTCTCCTTTGGAACCTTGAATTTTTCTTGCGATGCCTTCATGTCAAAATTTTATGGGTTAGTAGTTCGCTAGTAATTGGAGCGCGTTTCCTCCGCTGATAGAACACGGCCACGTCGGATACTCCAAGCTGCCGGGCAATCGCCATGTTCGTCTTGCGCCAATCCACGGCGGCCCACAGCGCGCGGCGGGTCAGCTTGGCTCCGGTGAGTCCATATTTAACAAGGTGAACCAAGCAGTAAACACCGCCCGCGTAAGCCTCGTTCGGGCAAAGGACGCACAGCCCGGCGGCCCGGTGTCTCAACTGGTAGTCCTGCTGGCGGCTCACAACTCAACTCCGTGGTTCATTACCAGCCAGAATCGCTCATCGGTATCCGCTGAGAGCACGGTGATGTCCTGCGCCACGACAATCTGCGGGTCGGTCTTCTCGACGTGAATGGTTTCGCCGACGTTGCCGTTGCCATCGAGCGGGCCTTCCGTGCCGCCCGTGCCGGCGGAGACAGCGCCGACCTTGCGTTCATAGCTGGAAGTCCAGTCATCCGTGAGCCGCGTCCAGAACGGGCGCGGAAACAGGAAGCATTGCTGCTCGCCGCGTGAGATGACGGCGAGGTTTAGCACTTCGCTCAAGGCCCATTGGTGCCACGTTTCATCGTCGGGGCCATCGGTGAAGGTGAGCACGGCGGAGGCCCACTGGCCGGCTGGTGAAGTTGTGACTGGGTTTCCAGATGTGAACGCATTGCTGGTGAGGTCTTGTATTCCTGCCCAATTCGGAACGAAGTTCACCGTCCTGAGATCGTAATTTCCAAACCCGGCTTGAAATGCAACGTAGCCGAACCCACCGGCACCAGAAACAATTTGGTGTGGGCCGTGATAGTCAGAGTTGTCAATTGCCAGATATGCGGCGGCCATCAAATGCTCGCGCGGAAAGTCCAGCCGGTCAGTGATGTTCCAAATTTCCGGGCGCGAGTTGACAAGATTGGACCCACGCACTTTCCACATGGCTGAATCTGAATCGGCAGCGACCGCGAAAACGAGCAGCTTGGTGAAACGGGTCAGCGATATTTCATCATCAAACAGGAGGATGGCTCGCGCTGGATAGGCTTCATGCCCGTAAGTCTCGCCGGCTGGCGGTGATGTGATCGTGATGGCGGGCCGTGTCACTTCGTCGTAATCGCCGCCCTTGGTGGATGGCAGGCTGACCATGCGGCCATTGCTGCCGCTGAACTTGAAGGTGAATCCAGCGGTCAATGTTTGGATGCCATCGTTGGCGGTAACAGCCGTGCCGGTGTAGCCCCATCCGCCATCGGTGACAATGAACCTGCCGCGGTGTGTGCCCGGCCACGCGCCATTCCTGCCCACCCGGCCGGCGCGAAACAGAGAGCCATTAAGAGAGTCCAGCACGCGCTCCACGGCATCGGTTCGCAGCGCCCCGACTTCATCGTAGTAGTCGGTCGGCAGTGACCCGCTGACCGATACAGCTTGGTTGAAGTTGAATGGTTCAACTTCCACATCCGCAGCCTTCTCCAAGTATGCGAGTGATAGCGGACGGCAGACTTCCGTGTAATCGAATTCAACCGCGAGGTCCAAGTCGTCAAGGAACTGCTCCATTGCCGTTCCTACATCCTCGATTGTCACCCATCGGATGTTTCCGTAAACGGCGCGCAAATCAACCTCAACGCAACCTCCGGGCAGGTTGAGCGTCGAAAAGAAATCAGCGCCGCGATCCCGGTTGTAGCTGTTCTGTGGAGCCTTGAAGTGGGCGATACCCTTCCGCCCGTGCTCGAAGCGGTCCAATTCGGAGAAGTCAACCGAACAGGCCGCATTCCCGCTGAAGGTCAAATCCCAATGCGCAGAGATTGTGCCGGGTGGAATCAACGTCTGACTCGTCACGCTCAGACCGCCAACCGCCCCCATCTTCGCCACGATGACTTGGATTTCATTCTTCAAGTCAAACTTCGCCAGTTCATCCGGGTCGAAATCGTCCATCGTCTTGATCGGGATGCCCAGCAGTTCGCAGAGCAGTTCCATGTTCGACCCGGACTCGAACACGGCGAAGGCGTTCATGGGGATCGGGACTTCCGTGCCGCCGTTGGCGACGCCGTGAAAGCCGGTCGCATCCGCCGTCACGCCCCACTTGGAACTGGTGTCGAGCGAGACGTAGGTGAAGTTGTCCGGCGTGGGTTCGATGAGGAACTTGATGAACCGCCAGTCGAGCACCTGACCCGTCTTGCGCGCGTTGATCTCACGGGCGATGGCGTTGTAGTGCTCGGCACAGAGCGCCATTGATTCGGGCGCGGGTGAATAATTGGTGGGCAGTTCTGTGGCCGCAAAGCCGACACGGTAAAGATTGTAGAACAGGATGTTCTCGGTCGCGCCGATGTAGGGTGCCAGCAGTGTGAACACATCGTTGTGATGCACCATGATCGAATCGTTGAACTTGGTGAGTTCTTCGCCGCGAATGCGTTTGAGGATTTGGTACGGGCTACGGCTCAACCGCAGCGGGTTTGCTTTGAAGTCGAGTGAGAAGTCCCTGCCGTCCCATTGCTCGACGTAACCGCGACAGGGATGCCGGTGATATTTCGGCAGATGGAACGCGGCGCGTCCGGCGTCGGTTTGCAATTCCCCCCAACCGTGGCCGCGGAAGGTGATCTTGCCTTTGCGCGTGAAGAACTCGCCGTTGATTCCGTCAAGGTTGACCGGGTGAAGGGTGCCTTGCTCAAACACCGCTCCCGTCACGGGCCGGTGGGCGTAAAGCTTGAACGCGCCGGTTGAGCCGTCTTGGTTCCAGGCGGAGAAAAGGAAGCCGTAACCGTTTACCGTGGTGTCGATTTCAAACGCATCGGCCAGCACGCTTTCCGTGTAGCGCAACACGAGGCCGGATGGGGTCATGCGGAGCGATTTGTCAGTGTATCCGCTGTACGCTGAGTTCTGTGGACCGCCACGGACGCCGAAGTGTTCCAAAGTCGCCAGCAAGGTCGCAACCGTTGTCGATTGCGGCGTGGTGATCGGCAGTGCTCCGCCATTCGTGCCCGTGTAGTAAGTGCGGGCGACGCCACGAAGTTCGTAAACGTCCGCCGATACTGGAACTGCCGTGTCGCCGGGAATCAGATGGTAGGTGCGATTCTGCGTCGTGGTCGCCCGCACGATTGGCCCGCCGATGAAGCGGCGCGAGGAATTGGAGAGAGCATAATCGGCTGTCGTCGTGAGTCGCCAGTAATCGGGGTTTTGCAATGGCGGTTTGTTCAGGCTCGCCTGCATGGCTTCCCAGTAAAGTTCGTGGTCGAAAACGACTGCGCCGAGGCCGTAATTGATGACCGAACTCCAATCTTCCACGGCGACCGGATTGCCCTCGAATATAGCCGACTCCAGCAAATAGGGTGAAGTGATGTCCAGCACGACCGCAGGAACGTCATTGCCGCGCTTGAGCAGGTTGGTGGACAGCGAAATCAAATCGACGTGCGAGTAGAGCGCGTCCGGCGGGTAGCTCAACTTGAGCGGCCCGCTCGCATCCGCAACCACGGTGATGCCCTTGGCCGCGAAGTCGGCCACGATAGTTTCGTAGCCGTTGAACGTCACCTTCTCGAAGATCGTGCGCTTCGTGCCCGTCGGATAACCTTCCACGTCGGCCGCGAGCACCTTGGCCAGAAGCAGGTCGCCCTTGTGATGAATCAGGTCGCCAATCAACGTCGCCGGATTGTCCGCCGCGCCGAATTGCGGGTTGGCCGGGCCGCAATCGGTTTGCTCGTGTTCATCCTCGAAGAAATACGCCCGCTTGATCGTGTTGTCGGGCGGTTGATTCTGGCCGGTGTTGGTGAAGTGCTTGCACCATTGGCCGAGGATTTGCGGGTTGGCCAGATTGTTCGCCCACGAGGAACCACTGACTGAGTTAGGGCCGGGCCACCAGAACGAACGCGGATCGCCCGGCTCGAACAACCAGAAGTAGGGCAACTGCAACCGGGCGTTCTGGCCGTCGGGATCGCGCCGCACGCACATGCAGCGGAGCGGCGGCAGGTCGAACACGAGCGCGCCGAATTGCACCGTCAGCTTGAACAGCGACAGGTTGTGGACCCGGAAGAAGTTGTACTTGGTCCACGCGGAATCGCATTCCCAAGTGCCGTCTTCTTCAAGGCCGTCCACGATGATCTCGGCCACGGCGAAGTTGTGGCGGCGTTCCGCCTGGCCATAAACTTTGACCGGCCAATCGGATACAGGTTCGCCCGCGAACTGCTGCCGGAAATAATAGGGCACCGGCTCGTCATCGGCCTCGCCCTGGAACTCGACGTAGTGCGCCTCCAGTGAATCATCGAACGTCAGGGTGGTATCCGTGATGGCGAGATGCCGGTCTTCGTCGTGTTCGATGACGTTGGCCGCGGCGGCGAGGGCCGTGAAGGGAGCGTGATCGTAACTGCGACCGAGATAGGGCGGCACGTAGGGAACGGCGTCCTGATTGTCAACATCGGTGCGGTCCACTCCGCCCCAGTTGACCGGCACGGTGTTGAGCACGGCATAGCCCGGAAAGGCCGTCGCGTAAAGGGTTGGCTTTCCGTTCAGGAAGAAGAAGTTCTTGCCGAGCAAATCAGCCGGCAATCGAGCGCAACGAAGCTTGTCCGAGCTTGTGGCGAACCCGCCGCTGATGGCATCGAAGTAGGTGGTGGGTTGAGCAACAGCCGGCGACAGCCCAAACAGCAGCTTGGCCAGCTTGTCGTTCAACTCGCGCACGAGCAGGTTCATCCGCACGTAGTCGGGGCGTTCTCCGCCGGTGAGGTAGGCGATGCTCACGGCAACCAGATGGGTTCTTGTTCCACCGCCGCCGATGCCCCCAGCCGCACGAGAATCAGCTTGATCGCATCGTCCTCGATCTCTTGCAGGGCCGTGCCCACGCTGGGCGTGCCGTCCGCCGCGAGATAGCCGGTGCCATCCGGCCCGCGTCCAATCGGATCGTTCGCCTCAATCGGGCCTTGGACTTGGGCCAACGCTTCGCCGTGGTCAATCGTCGGAATCGTCGCATCGGACGGCTCCTGATGCCGCGTCGTGACGCCCGCGAAGATCGTGTGATCCGGCGTCGTGTTGGCCGGAAGCACGGGGCGGCTTTCGCGGTCAGTTTCTTCCTCCTCCGGCAGCTTGCGCTTTTTCCATAGTGGTACACCGACCAGCAACTTCGTATCCGCATCCCCATCCTTGAGCGTGACGTGCTTTGTCGGCGTCTGCGTCAGGCCGATGAACCCACGGAAGGCATTCGTCAGCGTCTTGCGCGCCTTCGAGTCCTGATTCAACGCCGCCGCCGTCAGCTTGTGAATGTTGGCCGTCGCGCGAAGTTGCTCCTGTCCGGGCAACAGCGTGTTCAACCGCGAGGTCCGGTCAAGATGTCGTTCCGGCACGTAGGTAGCACGCGGTTTCTCGGATGTGAACTGAACCGTCTCCTGCCCGCCATCCGGGGACACTTGCACGACGATCCGGTCCATCTGCGTCGTCAACGCCGTGCCCGCCGGATAATTGCCGCTCTCATCCGGCGTCGGGTAGTTGACGTGCCGGCCACAGCGATACACGAACTGGCCGTTGAGCAGCGCGTTGGCGATGTCTTGGGCCTTCGCGCTGGCCAGATCACCGTCCGCATAGGGAATCTCCGCCGGGATGAAGCCAACGGCCCCGGCGAACTCCGCGCACAACCCGGAGACATTCTCACAGCCATCGCGCGTGCCCACGCCCACGACGTAGCTGAATATTTCCGCCTCGAAGACGAGCGCCGCGCGCACATTGGGAATGCCAATCGTGGGTCGCGCCTTGAACACCGCGTAGCCATCAATGAGATCCACCAAATCCTCTGACCTGATGATCGGCTCGGCAAACAGCAGGTAGCCCACCTCGCCATCGCCGCTGTCGTCGATTTGGAACTCGTGATGTTCCCACACGTCCTGAGTGTTCTTCCAGTCGGCGATCTTGAACCGTTCGGGCCGGATGGTGGCGAACAAATCCTTGCCCACCTGATAGCCCCGCACGATGGCGTAACCGTTCCCCGCGGGCGGGTCCGCGGGAAACCACGACATGAGGCCGGTGGACGGATCGTGAGTGACGGAGGCCACCATCCGGTCAGAGATCGACAGGGACTGTTGCGGGATCAGCCGGCCGTAGCCGTTGAGCAGGTTGTAATTGGACGGCACGCGGAAGGCGCGAAAGAGGATGGCGTTGATGTAGAGAGCGGCCGGCATGTCGAGCCGCGACTTGCCGGCGAATCGCCGGTAGTCATCCCAAGTGTTGTGGTTGCCGCGCAATTCCGCGTATTCCCAGACGGTAATCTCCGCCGCCCGCGCCGCCGCAAGTTGCTGCGTAATGAGCCGGTCGGGATCGTCGTCATCGCTGACGGCCGTAAAGAGCGTGCCGGCGGCATAGTTCGTTGAACCGATCGTCATGCCAGAGGTCAACTTCCCGCGAGCATAGATGTCATCCTGAAACACGTAGAAGTCATAGAAGGCTTCCCAAGCGCCGTTCCAATCCGGCACCAGATTGAGGTTGTGAACCTGGTAGCGGTTGCGTTCGCCCAGCACCCGGATGCGCGTCGGGTTGGTGGACATCGCCCCGCCATCCTCGCGATGGTCGCTCGTGGCCGGAAACGTGATCGCTGTGCCTTCGCCTTTACGGCCCCAAGTGAGATGGAAATAATCCGAGAGCGTGAACGTCAATCCCTGCTTGTCGCTCACTTCCTGCAAGGCTTGGCGCAAGGACGGCCCGCCGAGGAAGTCCAGATTGTAAACCGGCTGGTTTTGGTCGGCATGATAGGACGTGATCCAGAGGTCTTCGGTCGTCGGCGCCGAGAGCAGGAAGTTGATGATCTGCGAGGCGGTATAGGGGTCGGTCGTGAAGGTCTTGGTTAGCGTGTTGAAGTTGACCGGCAGGACGTGCCAGTAGCGGCGCGTCAGGACGCCATTAACCAGTTTGATTTCTTCCTTGTTGAACGCGCAGTAGGCACGGTCCCATTCGAGGTAGTCGCGCAGATCAACGAAGCTCAGGGTTTTGTCCTTGCCCTGCGAACTGTTCACATCCTTCACTTGCCGGCATGAACCCCAAAACGTGTGGCCGAGCAATTCGATCTTGAGGATGCTCGCTTCCGGCACGGCATCGCCCACATAGACGATCTCCGCCGTGCCCGGCTCGCTGCCCCACGCCTTCACGAACGTCGCCGACTGCGCGTAATAGACCGTGCTGACTCCGCCGCCGCCACGGTGGCCGAGGATGGGCAGGACGTTGATCTTGGCGCGGGGCATGGTCAGGCCGTTTTAGGCAATCGCTGAACCCAGCCCGGATGGGCGTTGTGGCCACGGAACCGCGTGGCGATGAAGTTGTGCGAATTCCGAAAGTGATTCGGAGTATATGCGCCTTTCTTTTTTGCCTTCATCATTCTGGTCAGCTTGTTCGCGTATTCCGCCTTCGCCGCCTTCACCTTGAGAATCGCCTCGCGCCGGTTTGGCTCAGGTATCCTGCTGCAATCAATCACCACGCCGTAGTAATCCTCCAGCCGCCACGCCCACTTGCCAGTACTAAGCTGGCGGACGATACCGCGAACTTCAGTTGGTTCACTCATTCAATGGGCGGTTGCATTTCTATCGAATACCCGTTCTTTAGGCCGCTTGCAATCTCGGCGTCAAGTTGCTCCAACAAAGTCAAGGAACTCTTGGAACGAGTAAACCACGCGATGCTTATGCTCTAAGGCCAGCAGAACGTGCCGCGTGATGGCTTGGTCTTTTGTAAGCTTGGCACCGCGCCGCTTCACCTCAACCCAATAGACAACACCACCGGGAGCCGCACAGATAAAATCGCAGACCCCGCTTTGGGTCGTCGTCGCCTGATCCATGCGCGAATGCACGGCATACCAGCGGCGTCTCTGCAACTCGGCCGCGATTTGCTCATGCAGCTTGGATTCTCGCTCGCAGCCCTCTTTCGCGGCAACCGGCTGTCCACGATTTGTCTTGGCCAGTTGCCGGGCTTGCATGGCCTCGAATTGGGCGGGGGAGATTCCCATTTATTATTTAGAGCTTAGATGCCACTGGCTACAGTAGTAACACAGGTAAACCCTGAATGCTCTGACGCTACAGTCAGGCTCAGAGAGAATCCGCGCAGCCCGGACGTTGGCCGCTTCAGCGGTCTTGAAGCAGACCTTTTTGGTTGGTCCACATCTAAGAAACTGCGCGCTTTTTTGCTCGTTCTTCCATTTTACGTTACCGCGCATGGCAATGCCTTGTCATTGGCAGGCCCGGTCACGCTTTGTGTATTTTCTAGGTTCTTCGTATTCGCTCGCATGAGTCCACGACCACCAGACCTTGCCGGTGCGGTCGGTATATTTGAGCAGCGCACACCGTCCGCGACGGTAGAGCTTTTCGATTTCTACCACCGTGCCGGATTTGATGACGACACCCGGCTTGAACAGGTCGTCATCCTCATTGCCGCGCCGAAGATAAAACATCGAGTCTTTCTCGACCTGCCACCGCCCGATGCGCTTGGCGTCTCTCAGGTCTTGCATTGTTATCTTTGTTCTCACACTTTGATTTCCACCCTTTCCTCTTTTTCTTCCTCCGGCTCCGGCTCGTGAAACACAGCCATCTGATCCACGGTTCCAAGGATCATCCATGGTTCCGGCGCGCACAGTGTCCAGCCGTTGATGCCATTCGTGGAATCATCGTAGCCCGGCCAGCGGTCCTCCGCCAGACAGCGCGCGTACAGCTTGAGGGCGAGGCGATAGTTCGCGCGCCCGATCTGCACGTATTCATCCGTGGCCAGTTCCCGTCCCGGCTCGAAGGGCCGTTTGTTTTCCTGAATGGCCCATGCCCAGTCAATCCGGTTCTCGCCCGTCGCCTTGTTGTAAACGTCCAGATAGAGCGCCGCCTGCGTATGGTAGTGGTAATCGAACACGGAACGTTTCCAGCGCCGGGGATTGACGCTCTTGGCCGTCTTGTAATCCGCCAGCCGCCGCCCGAATTCGGGATGCTTCACGTCCGGCTTGAGGTCGATCAATGTCTTGATGGGGATGGTCAGCCCGGTGGCCTTGTCCACGTATTCCGCCGTGCAATAGACCTGACGCTCGGAACAGTCGATCAACTCTTTGATCTTCGCGTCGTTCAACAGTGCGGTGCGGGCGTCGAGCGCGTCCTTCTTGAGCTTCGTGTTGACGACCGTGCGCCCGGCTTCCTTCTGTTCGGCTTTCCACGCCTTGCAGACGTTCGCGTTGCCGGACCAGTCCTTGATCTCGCCTTTGTCGTTCCGGTACGTCAGCGGCGTCTCGACGAACTTCTTGACGAACTGTTCCGGGGTGATGATGAGGCAGTCGAGGCAGTTGCCAAACACCAGCGAGGGCGATTCCTTTTCGTCCTCGTCTTCCTCCACTTCACCAACCCGCCAGCGATGCGGGCATTCGAGGAAGTCCATCAACTCGCCGCGCGACATGACGAACTCTTTGTCGCCGCGTCGGGCGGTCTGCTTGTGGTAAACCGCCGGGTCGAAGTTCGCGCCGACGACCTTGGCGGTGACGAACGGGCTGGGGAGTTCGGTGGGTGGGGCGCTCACAGCAACCCCGCTCTCTTTTCGACCCATGCGGCAAACGCTTCCACCTTCGCCGTGATCTCCGCCATTGCGGCCAGTCCCTTCTCGGTTTCGAGCGTCGGCAGTTGGATCATGCGGATGGCCACGGCCAGCACCATGAGCTTGTCCTTTTCCGGTGCCATCTTCGCCGCCTCGGCGGCAGCGCGGGCTTTTTTCTTCGCCTCGTCCTCGGCCCGTTTACGCTCGGCGAGTTCCGCCTCGGCCTTCTCGCGGGCTTCCCGCTCCGCTTTGTTCTTCGCCTCAATCGCCTCGCGTTCTTTGACAGCAAGTTCCATCGCAGCGTCGCGTTCAGCTTTCACCTTTTTCTCGGCGGCTTCCATTGCGGCCCTCGCCTTCGCCAGTTCCCGTTGCAACAGCGCGGCGGCTTCGGCCTCGGCGGCGGCACGCTCCTTGTCGGCCTTCTCTTTCGCTTCGCGCGCGGCTTTGGCATCGGCTTCACGTTGCGCCTTCGCTGCCGCCTCAATCGCCTCGCGTTCGACACGGGCCTTCTCGGCGGCGATGGCGGCGGCTTCTTCGGCGGCCTTGCGGTCGGCGGCAGCCTTTTCCAATTCCGCCTTCAACCGTTCGTTCTCGATGCGCTGGGCTTCGATGCGGTCGGCTTCCGCCTTGGCCGCCGCCTCGGCATCCTGCTTTTCCTTCAACTCTCGTGCCAGCCGGACAGACTGGGCATCCTTCGCGTCCTGCAACACTTTGGCGTATTCCGCGTCGGGCATCTTGCCGAGATCAATCAGGATCGGCCCGCTCAACAGCGGCGTGATCTCCGCCGTTCGGGCCACGCGCTTTTCTTCCTCGATGCGCGCCTGTTCGCGTTCCTCGAATTGTTCCTGCTCCAACAGCCGCGTCTCCAGAGGCTCGATGGCTTCCTTGAGCTTCTTGGCCGCGCCATCAATCCGCTGCTTCTCGCGCAGGGCGGCTTCGCCAAGCTCCCGGCGCCGGTTCTCGATCTCGACCCGGAGGTCTTTGAGCGCGAGCCGGGTCTGCCGGGCGAGCTTCATCTCGGCCTTCTGCGTTACGTCCGTGACGGTCAACGTCTCGGCGGTGAGTTTGAATTTCGCGACCTTCTGCTCGAAGGATTGCCAGATGTCCGGCAGATCGGCGCGTTTGGTGGGGAGTTCGGCGTCCTTGGGGACGAGTTCAACGGGGGCTTGTTCGGTTGCGGTCATAGGTCATGTGTGTTTTTCGATTTGGGAAATCAACTCCAACAGGGCGGGTCTGCTGGTCGGAACCTTAGAGAGCGCCCAAGCTTCCAAGGGCTGATCCGGCATTATGAATCCCTTGTCGATCGCGTATTGGAACGCCCGATCCTTAAAGGGTTGCAGTTGCGCGATGAACCATGTGCGGGTTGCTTCCGTGGCTTCTTTGGGCGGGGCGGGCGTTGATGCGGCGGGTTGTGCGGTGGGCGCGGAGGTTGGTGGTTTGCCAGCGTTATTGCACCAAGCGGCGATGGCCGCGCCGTGAGCTTGCGACATTCTCTCTGTTTCCGGCTTTGGCAGAATCGCACCCAGACTCGGATGGGAAATCTTGGCGTGCGGGTAGGGCATCCGAATCAATCCGCCCCTGCCTTCTTCCTGATAAGTCTCGAAGGCAATTAAGGCTTCAAAGATCAGCTTTTTGTCGAAAATCGGAAGCGTCGTTTTGCTCGTGACGATCTGCGACTTGCCCTTGTCGTCTTTGATGAGTTGTGATTTTTCCTCGCCGCGAAAGCAGCCGATGATCGGTATTTTTGCGCGCATCAGCTTGTCTTTGAAAACTTGCAGTCGCGCCTTGGGTTCTTTCCACGCGCGCCAGCTTGCCGCCTCGCGCTTGGCCCAATCGTTGCCAACCATGCGGTCAAGAATCTCCTCGTGCATCTCAAGGACTCCATCGGGGCCGGACCAGAGATGGCTGAGAGAGTCTATGACACCAACGTCGGCGTTGTTCTCCATCGTTTCAATCAGTTCGCAATACCGTTCCGGTGTGAACGGCGGCTGGAAATCAATGTGGCTGAATCCGCCATCGACCTGATCGGCGCAAAGCAAAGCCCTTCCGTTTTCCGTGTCGCCACAAACAACCCGGCCCTTGGGTCCGGCCATTCCGCGGGCCATCAAGAGTGCGCTCAGGCTTTTGCCGCCGCCTGTGCCGCCCCAAATGAAGATGAGCGGGATGATCCCCTTGCGAGCGGCGGGTGTTATTGTGAATGGCATGAATTTATTGGGGTTGTGAGTGTCCGGGTGTCAGCCCAGCCACGGTAGCTGCGCGCCAGAATCGTCCCGGCTCCAATTCCTGTTTTGCGCCCCCACTCCGCCGCGGAAAGGGTAACTCCATTCAGCGTGAACAAGTGGTTCGACCGACGGTTGTTGGCTTGAGCCGTGCGGGTGGCCCATTCGCAATTATCAGGGTTGTATCCGTCATTGTTGTTCTTACGCTCGATGGTGTGTTTTGGGGTTGGCCTCGTTCCCATGTCGGCGAGAAAAGCGGCGAATGATTTCTGCCATCGGTCGCAAACCGTAATGCCCCTGCCTCCGTAGCGATGATAAACCGGGTTTCTTTTGTCCTGACACCTTTGCCGCATTGATGACCAAACCTTCCATTCCGCAGACTTGCCGTTTCTCCTTGAGCAGCAACCGTGAATCAGCTTTCGACTTGACGAGAGTTCGCTCTGGAGGCATCCGCAACTTGCGATCCTGCCAGATTTTATGTGATCCACGCGGATGAATTTTTCGGTGCCGCAATCGCATCGGCATTTGACCTTTTTCCGCCATGCGGCATCCTTTGTGAATTCCCGCAAGATCGTAAGGCGTCCAAATTTACCCTCAATCAACGGTTTAACCCCCGCGCGAGTGGCCGGCTTGATGGTGAATGATTCGCTCATCGCCTGGCTCCTTTCTTCCGTTTCTCCTGCAACTCGACGACGCGCTTGGTCAGCTTTTCGACCTTCTCGCATTCGTGATTCAGCCGTGCCCGAAACACGGCGTTCTCGGCAATCAGTTCGTCGGCGCGGTTGCGGTTCAGCGCGATTTCATGCCGGAGCGTTTCCACGATGTCGCTGTGCCGCCGTTGGAAGAACGGCAGCGTTTCGTGGAGCAGCAGGAACCGGCGCGCGAATTCGGTGCGCAAGTGTTCCGAGACGGCATCAATCTGTTTCAGGTCGGCTGCCGATGTCTGGTCGCGGGATTCATCGGCGAGGTAGGCGTAGAGTTCTTCGGAGGTGATGAAGGGTTGCATTTGCGGCTTTGACAGTTGCGTGGTTGCGTAGCACTCGTCTGGATTCATGGCTGCTTTGGGTTTTGGTTCAAAAAGCGTTTGGTCGTTCCAGATTCCGATGTATTTCACTGGTGGGGTTCGCATGTCAGGTTGCTGACTGTAATACGGACGACCCGTTCCTGGCTACTTCTTTCGCAAACAAAACGGCAGGCTTGAGGCGATTTGCATTCTTCACCACGTCGCCAGCCGTATCAACCACGCAATAACGGCCAGATCGCCTGGGTTTCACGTTCTCGCGCAGGCAGATGTTGAGCTTGCCGATGGTGCGGATGATTTTCATGTGGCTGGTTCGCCCACCGACCAGTCCGGGTCGCCATTGGCGTCCGTCTTGATGCCTGGACGGCCGGGGTAATCCGCAAAGGCCGCCCGGCTGTTTTCGGAGAGCGTAAGGCACTCGATGTTGTCCAGCGTGTAGCCCTTGGTACTATCCTTGCGGTTGATGGAAAAACAGTGGGCCTTCTTGCCGGACATGATCCGGTAGCCCGTGTCGTGCGCGAACTTCTCGAATTGCTCGCGGGTCAGCTTGAAGTCGTGCCCGCGTTCCTTCGCGCGATTGCGCAGCTTGGCGAAGGCATAGGAGAGCGGATGATTCTCGCGCCACTGACGCGCGCGACATTTGCCGCATTTGGGCGACTTCTCGGACAACTGCACGATGTTCCGGCAGTACTTCGTGCAACACTTCTTGGGGAAGGTTGAGCGGGGGAGATGGATCAGGGGGCGGGTCATGCGGCTTCTTTCGATCTCGCCAGAATGCGTTGAATGTCCAGATCGTTCGCGCAGGCCGCGAGCATCACCCCATCCGCCTCCGTCAAGTCGCCGTGCGGTGCTTCGAGCAGTTCAAAATAAAGTCGCGCCTTTGCCAGCACGATTTTTTCTCGCGGGGTCATCTCGGCCATTTGTTTGCGGAAAAAGTCGGGCATGTCAGATGTCACTAGGCACATCGTCGCTGGAGACTTTGGAGGCTGTCTCGAAGCGGGTGAAACTTTTGAGGAAGGTGAAATGCAGGTCGCCACAGCAGCCATTTCTTTGCTTCGCTATCAGAAGGTTCACCTGCTCGGTGTCACTGTAAATGTCGCCTTCCTCTGCGTTTGGCCGGTACAGCAACCCTACCAAATCAGCATCCGCTTCAATCTGGCCAGATTGACGCAAATCGCTGAGTTTCGGCTTTGCGCCCGCCTCTCGTTTTTCGATCTCCCGGTTTAGCTGGCAGAGAACCACCACTGGAATATTGAGTTCCTTGGCGAGTCCCTTGATCCCGCGGGAGATGTCGGCGGTTTCCTGCTCCTTGTTCTCGGCACGCCGGTCTGTCGAGTGCAACAGTTGCAGGTAGTCAACGACGAGCAGCTTGATTCCGTGCTGCTGCTGCATTCTGCGGGCCTTGGCGCGAAGTTGCAGGATGGAAAGCCCGCTGGAGTCGTCGATGTAGATGGGTGATTCGCCGATCTTTCCGGCGGCGTTGGTGATCCGAGGAAAATCCCGCTCCGCGAGGAATCCTTCGCGCACGTTGCGCACGTTCACCCGGCCGCAGGAACAGATCATCCGCAGGACAAGTGAATCCGCGGTCATTTCGAGGCTGAAAATTCCGACGGGGAGCTTGAGTTCAAGGGCGACGTGCTCGGCGATATTCATTGCCATCGAAGTTTTTCCAAGACCGGGCCTCGCCGCTATCACAATCATGTCCCCCGGATGCAGTCCCGTCGTGATCTTGTCGAAATCGCTGAACCCGGTGGACAACCCCGTGACGGCGCCTTGGTTCTGGTGATACTTCTCAATCGTATCGACGGCCTTGTGGACGAGTAGTTTGATGGGCAGGGTGCCGGTGCCGCGATCGCGCTCCTGACTCAGCTTGAGCACATCGGTTTCAAATTCGTCCAGCACTTCGTCCGTCTCGCCCTGATACTCGTAAGCCCGGCCCACGAACTCCGTGCATACGCGGATGGATTTTCGCAGGACGTACTTGTCCCATACGATGTCGAGATAGTATTCAATGGATGATGCCGACGGCACGGCGTCGGGCAGGGCGGCGAGATACGAGAGGCCGCCGACGGATTCGAGTTGGTTCTTGTCCTTGAGGCGCTGCGAGAGGGTGACGAGATCAATGGTGATCCGGGCGTCGAACATGGCGACCAGTTCATCGAAAACGGTTTGGTGTCGAAGGTCGTATAGCTGGTCGCTGTTCTTGATACGCTCGATGGCGATGGGCAGGGAGACGGCGGGGTCGAGCAAGAGGCAGCCGATCACGGCTTGTTCCGCCTCGGTTGACGATGGGGGAAGTCTTTCAAGGCGCGAGAGATCAATCGGATGATCCCCGCGTCGGCGCGAGGCTCTAAGGTCTGTGGGTTCGTCGCTCATTGCTCTTTCCAATTCCTGATGGACAGGAGCCGCCCGGCACCGTCCATCGTGACCACCTTGGTCAAGCGCAGGGGTACATGCTGAAACGTCGGCAGGTTTTTGTTTCGTGGTCGTGGCACGTCGAAGGAGAACGTGACGTACCAGCGCCGCCGGGCGGTGTAAATTTCTTCCAAGAGCAGGCGGACGCCGGGGAATACATGCCGGCAGTGATGGCGGGCGAGACGAATGAACTTTTTGGATTCAGGGATGGTCATGGGTTTGTTTTGGCATTCAGTTTCCGTCGGTCGCTTTTTGCCGCTTCCGAATACCAGTAGGCCGGGGTGTTTCCAGCCCCAGGCCACCAAGGACGGTAGCCTTCCGGCGCTCTCTGGATTTCCGGCTTAGGTTTGGTGGCGCAGCTTTTCTCCATTCTGCCAAAGCAGTTGAAATCAATGTCCCGCACGTTGGTCGGTCTGAGCAGATCCAGGATCGTCGATTTCAAGGCGCGGTCGCACTTTCGTTTGAATGGATTGCCGCGCACTTGCAGTTCCGCCCGGTTCATCTTTGGAAGCACATGGCCGAGTTTATTGGTTCTGAACTGACGCATCCACCACAGCAGGCCACGGCTCAAGTTGTCGCCACTGTCCTTGTGCTCCGGCCTGCGTTTGTAAAGCCCGAAGATTCTTCCCTTTTTGTCCGGCCCATAGGCGTACACCAGCGTTTCATCTGGATCATCCTTTTTCGTTGTTCCCAGCGTATAGAGTTTGCCTCCCTCTTGTCGCCACCAGCGCAATGTCCCGGCATCCAATCTGCGGATAAATCGCGCCCGGCCAATGTCGCATTCCAGCTTGACGCCAACCGCCTTGGTAAAGCGCACACCAAAGCTCAGTTCAATCTGATGCGCGGTGCGGCGCTCCGGCCAGCCGCCCAGGTAGGGAGTGACGCCAAGATACAGCCCTTTGATCGGCGTGGTCAGGCACCACGACATGAGGTTCTTGTAATCGTCACTGCCCTGGTTCGGCCAGCCAAAGCGGCGCAGCATGTAACAGGCGAGCCACGGGCCGGGCATTTCTTCGCCGAAGACTTCCAAGGCCAGCTTCCCGGCGTCTCCCGCGTGGCCGCTGTCCCACCTTGGTTTATCCGGCGCCGAAGTGATGAAGGATGTTTTTTTGTTCATTGGAATTTGCGGTTTAAGGACGCGCCAGTTGAACTTGCCCCCTCAATCAGCCGCACGACCCGCCGCAGGCACCAGACGCAATCGCATTCGCTGAGTTGGCCGAGGTCTTCCTGCCAGTGCTTGCCGCGCTTGAGCCGTCCGCCGCCGCACAGGGGCAGCCCCGCCTTGGCGATGTGCCGGCGGGCGCGCGGAGAGTTGATACGGCTGATGAGGTTTAGTCCTGGCATACTACTTTCCTTTTTTGATGATCTTCTGCCTGAGTTCTTCGATCTGCTTGGATAGCTGTTTGATTTCAGCCGCCGCTTCCGGTTTTATCATGTCGTGAAAGGTGCCCGCCGGCCGGAATGTCTTTTTTTCCTCAATGGCGATTTGTTCTTTGATGCGCGCGATCTGCGCCTCCATGTCCCGCACTGTGGTTTCGTATAATCGTGGTGATTGCGCAGACAGTTGTTTCTTTTCGTAATTGATCGTCCACTTGGTCAGCGCGGAGGAAAGTTTGATGTAGTAACCGCCCACCCGCCAGCCGTGCATGTCGTAGTGCGCGAAGAACAACTTGAGTTCCTGATCCGGCAAATCCTTCGCCTCCGGCATGGCCCTTACCTCGTCCAGCGTGGGAATGGTGAACGGGTTTACGGTCGCATCCGGCGGAACGTATTTCACATCGTCGAGCACGCCGGGGTAAAGTTCCCTGAAGGTATCCACCAGCCCGTGCTTGTGGAGCAGGCCGATGACGGGACGGTGCGTGGAACAGGTTTGCGTGAGCTTGCCGACGTTCTTCTCCGCTTCCTGATTCTCGACCTTCCAGGTCAGCCACACGAAGGGGATGAACTTGATGAGCCACCATTTGTTGCCGCGAATTATCATCACCTGCTTGCGCGCCTCGCATTTCTCCCCGATCAGATGTTCCGGGGGCGCGTTGAGTTCTTCGAGGAACGCCTTCCAGTCGATCTTGCGGGGCGGGTCCGTGCGGTGGAAGCCACAGCGGAACTCGGCCAGCTTGTAGTTCGGTTCCCACACGCCCGCGGCGTCGCAGGTGCCGCGGATGTACTTGAGGAGCAACTTGGAGTCCGGCATCAAACCCATGAACCATTCGTCTTCCCACTCCTCGGTGGCGGTCGGGCGCTTTGGCATACGCTATACGCATTGCCGATTTTGGTTGTGTGCGGACATGGCAGCTTACGTTGTGATGGCCTTCTTGAAGACCGGCATGAGTCCGCGCCGGAGATACTTTTCGAGCACGTATTTTTGCGTGACTTTCGGATCGTTGGCGGTCCCGCCCGCCTCGATGTTCTCGTGCTTGAAGGCCGCGAGCAGCATTTCGCGCACGGGTTCGCTCGCCTCATAGCAGAAGATGAACCGGCCGTCGGGCGTCTTGGAGAACGGCTTTTTGTCGTTGTTGCGGGAAGATTTCTCCGAATCGGTTGGCATGGGTTTGTTAATACAGTTTTGTATTACCAGCAGGCAATCAAATTGTGCTCATGCCGGCGGAATTCTCCACGGACCTTCCGCGCCGCACTGCTCGCAGCGGAAATTATCGTCCGATTGCTTGTGATCGCAGTTCCAGCAGTGGCAGAAGCCGGGGTTGCGGTTGGATGTCCACCTTCCGGGTGCATCGTCGGATACGAACTCGATGTTCAGCCCTGTCCGCCTTGGAGCGTTCCAGCCCAGCCAGCTTTTCAAGCGATTCAGGAATTCTAGGATCACGGTTTCGCTCCTGTGTTCAGATGGCTTTCGATGACCACCGGCACGATGTCCGCACCGCGATACTTCCCGTCCGCAATCCGGCTGGCCATCGTGCGGTCGTCGCGCACGTCGGAAGCTTTGATTGCCTCCGCGGCACCAGTGAACTCCGCCAGTTCCTTCGTGCCGAGATATAGAACGGCAGGCCAGCGTCCGGTGTCGCCGAAATGGCGGAGTATCCGCTTGTCCACCCGCGAGAAGAATTTTCGGGCTTCGTCGATGGTCATGGGATGAATTGGCTGATGTGGTGCATCGTTACGGGTTCGTCGTGCGGGTATTCGTGGGCTTTCGCTTCGGCAAAGGTATAGCGGCCCGCCTCATCAATGCGGTCGGTGTAGCCATTGGCGTTTGGGCGATAGAATAGCCCGCGCTTTCTGACGACGTAGCACCTCCGGCCCCATATTGTAAGTCGCACTCCAAGCATCGGAATCGGGAAGATGTAGAGGGCGCGCTTCTTTGAGTCCCAGAACAGGCCAACCCAAAAATCGTACCAGCAAAACAGGGGTTTAATCTTCACAGCAATTCCTTCTGTTCCATCCTCACCCCCGACCGCTCCAGGCATTTCGGGTGGAAGCGGGCTTCGAGTCTGCCCTTGGTGAAGCGGACTGGCAGGACATCTGCCGCGATGAGTTTGTGACACCACGAACACCAGCAGCCGTGTCCGCCCGCTTTGGGGCTGTCGATATACCAGTGAATCTTTTCCTCCTCGATGCACTTCGGGCAGATGGCCCAGTTCGGGCCGCGGACAACGATGAGGACTCCGGTTTCACGGTTGCATTTTGGACAAGTCATTTTCGCCGGCAGCAGAATTTGAACTTCTTTCCGCTGCCGCAACCGCACGGCGCATACAGGCGAATTTGCATGTTGGCTTCTTCGCGTTTGGTGAGGTCGCGTTTTACCGGGATGTATTTTGCGCGCTCGGCTGGCGGCATTCGCTCCAGCTTTGAGGCGTTCACGAGTTCTCCTGTTTCGATGTTCATTTGATATGCTTCATCCATTCTTCCTCGCCGCTGGCTTTGATGAGCCATTCCTTGAGGACGTTGATTGCATCGGCACGGTTCATTGACGAGATGTAGGTGAGCCGGTTATTGTCGCCTTCGCCGTATGGCGCGACGAGCAATATGAAGCCGTGGTTATCCGGCAGCTTTGCGTTGACCGCCTTTGCTGCTTCCTTGAGATATTCCCTGTCCATTATTTCCCCTCCGATGCGGGCGTCTCGGAGGTGATGTTTTCGGCCGCCCACTTTCGCATCCGCACCCAACGCTCTCCGGGGGTTTCGATCTGGCGGCAGGCTTCATCATTCATGTAGGCAATCTCCGCCGCCATACAGCGGGCGACTCCGATCTTTCGCGCTACTGAATCCTGGTCTTCGTAATCGACACGGCTCACGTCGATGGCGCGGGCCTTGCAGACTGCTCCAATGGCACAGCATCCGCCCCGCTCATCAATGAGTTCTTGAGCAATCAACGCCTTTTCCGGCATGGCGTCCAGCGTCGCGACCAGTTCGCGCAAGAACGCCTGTCCGCGTTGGCCACGCAATGCGCGACTCACGCTGGCGCGATACAGTTCAACGTTTTCGCAGTCGTCAGAGTATCCACTTCGGCTCATAATTTTGGTCTGGTTTGGGGTTTATGCAGGATGCGTTGCCTCGTGAAAACTCATCGCTGGAAAATGCGGGGGCAGTCCGCCGATGAAGGACAGGAAGATTGGCTGGCCGGCGGCGATCTGAAGTATCTCCTGCGGGGATGGCTGCCACGCGACCACGACGATCTCTTTGCCGTCAACACAACCGCCGCGCACTTGTCCGACATAGGCATGGAGCCTTGAGCACTGCGATTCATCGAGGTCGGCCGGCGGGCCGAAGACGGTGTTGGATTCGGGAAATTCGGCGGGGTGCATCAGAATTGGAACAGCCATTCCGCCGCGCGAACGTGGTCCGGCTGCGGATACGTGATGAGTTCCTTCGAGCGCAGTGCGCCGCGGGGGTTCGTGTAGCCGGTGGACGAATGGCTGTAGCCGGCCAGTGTCGCCGCTTCTTCGTTGGTCATCGTGTTGGGATGTCCGCTGGCAATGGCGGCAAGAATCCTCCGCTCCGGGCCGCCAAGCTGGCTCAGGACGAAATCAAGGAGCGAACCGTTGAGTTGGAGCGCCGTGTAATTGCCAAGTCCTTCCTCGGTCAATTGAACCATGTCGGGTTGCGGGTAGTTCACCAAGCCGAGCGACTTGAGGGCACCGCGCGGGTTGGTGTACCCCGTCGAGGTTGGGCTGTAGCCCGCCAGCCATGCGACCTGACAGTTCGATGGCGCCGGATGCCCCATCGCGCCCCAGGTGGCGAGTGAATTGAGGATGCGTTGGCCGGGGCCGGTTATCTCCAAGCCTGTTCCATTGTTACCCTCACGCGGGGGAGCCGGCGGCGCGTCGGCCAAGGGCCGCTCTGCACGCACGGTCCCGGCTCCCCTGATTGCTGGCGTGTATTTGTTCGCCGCAAGATTCGGAAGCTTGGAGAATTTTCCTTCCAACACGGATTTGATCGCAGTCACTTCCGGTTTCAACTCGTTCGTGATGCGCGAAAGCGTTTCAAGCTTGGAATAGTGGCCTTCCGCAGCGGCGTAAAGATTCTCAAAAGCAGCAACCAGCTTGGTCAGCCGCTTGCGCTCGGAAGCCGTGAGCACGGGTTCTTTTACGGTCAGTGTCTTCGTCACCACCTTCTCGCCGCCGGCCGCCTTCTCCAGCTTTGACTTTTCGTGCTTGAGCCGCGCGATCTCCGCCTTCAACTCGCGCGGGTCGTTCGCCTTCGCTTCTTCAATGACCGTGGCCAGCTTTTTACGCACCTCATCGAGATCGACCGCAGACCAACCACTGTCGCTGACTTTGCGCTGAAGTTGTGGCGGAGCGAACGAATCGAACGTGGTGAACATCGGAAAAATCAACCGCTTCGGCCCGAATCCGATTTCCGGGGACCAGACGTAAGCCTCGCCACGCGCCATGCCCGCAAGCGAATTCAAGACTTCTTTGCCCTTGCTGATGTCGCCGCACCCCTCGATCCAGTCCTGAACGGCATCACGATCCGCCTTGTGGATCACGCGCATCGCCACAAGTGTTTCACATTGCGTCAAGACATCATTGTGAAGTTTCTGCGGGCGTTGTGTTGCCAGCAAACAGATCAACCCAAGCCCGCGCCCCTCGCCAAGCAGGGTGTTCGACCAATGCAGGCACATGCCAGCTTCCGGGCTTAGAATTTTCCCCTTGGGCGCGAAATTGTGAAACTCGTCTCCGACAAGATACAATTCGCCGAGCGTTTTGGCGGCGTAAATCCCCTGTGCAAAATCAATCCAGAACCGCGTGCGGTTGCCGACCGTCCAGCCACGGAAACCGATTATGCAGGGCCGGTTGCCGGTCACGATCAGTTCCGCAACGAGCTTGCCGGATTGCGCGTTGATGGGAATGTCCGTCGCCTTTGATTCCTTGAAGTCACCAAAGGCAATCACGTCGAACCCGACCGATTTGCCATCAGCGGATTTTTTCAAACCCCACCAGTCGCCCTTGGGATCTATGATGCAGACGCGCTTCTTATGGCTCAACAGGTGTTCGACGATGTGGCGCAACGCGGAGGATTTCCCGGCGCCGGTTTTCCCAAGCACGGCGACGTGCTGCTTTAGGGTTTCTTCGGGGATGCAGAGGGGCATATTACTTGGCGGCGACAGGGGCGGCTGGCCCTGTCACGGGCGCGGCGGATGCAGGCGCGGGTCTGGCCGGCACGATCACCGGCGCGGGCCGTGCGACTGCTGGTTTCGGGCCAGGTTTTGCGCCTGCGGCCGTCCGCGTTTTCGGAATGGGCGGGCGGGTGTCAAGCGTTTCAAACCCGGAGACGACGAGGAAACCTTCGCCGGCTTCTTCGATCTTGAGCGGGCCATGTCCTTTGACGGTTTGAGCGACCGGGTTGTCGCCGGAAAACCGGAGGCGCAGGCTCTCGCCGGTTGTTTTATACAGCCGGCAGCCCGGCGCGTTGGCTTCCGCCTTTTGGAACAGGATCATATTTGCCGCCCTGTCGATCCAAGTGGAGATGATTTGATCGGACGCGAATTCGGTCTTGCTGATGGCAGTGCCGCGAAACGTAAACGCGATCTTATCGTCCGATCTGCTCACGGATACGGGGATGGAACTGATAGCCGGGTTTTCAACCAGTTCAAAGGATGGGCGTTTGGGGTGTGGGGTCATAATTTTACAGTGGGTTGGCGGACATTGATCGTGGTCGCAGGGCGGAAGGTTCATCTGTCTTCGGGTTCGAGATAGGGAATGCCGACGAGTTCAAAAACATGCCGCTCGGAAACGCTCCGTATCTTCGTCTGCTGGTCTTTGGGCAGTTCCACGAGGCAGCCGTCGGCTTGGACGGTGTGCGTTACGGTCACACCATCCCCGTTCGCATTCAGCGAGCGCCCGATTTTGTTCGCCGAGATCGCGAGCTTGCGGTTCATCTCGGCGCTGCCCGTGCGGATGACGAGGGCGTTGAACTTTTTGTCGGCGGTCGTGGCGAACAGGTCCACGGGCATTCCGGTCGGGACATGGATGGCCAGTTTGTTTTCCGGTCCCCAAGTGAACACGCCGATCTTGCTGGGGCGTTTGGCCAGCGTGCCACCGTCGAGCAATTCCTGAATCCGCCGTTCGGCCAGATCATCGAATTCGATCTGCTCGAAGGTGCCGAACAATCCGGCCTGCTCTTTCACCTTCTCGGCCAGCTTCGGAATAAAAACGATTTCGGCGTCCCCAACCTCCTGCTTGCCGCGACGCAACGAGCCGGCGACGATCAGCCATTCCGTGACTGGCTTGAGCGCGTTGCAGATTTCCTCCGCGACCGCCAGCGCGGTTGCCCGAGGCCATTTTTGTTTGGTCTTGTGCATTACGAGAGCGCCTTCGATATTTGGGGCGTGAAGCCTCCGAAATGGCCGAACAGTCGCGCTTTGAATACCTCGGCGAACGGCAGCATGGAGTCGAAGTAAGGATGCCCGGCGGGTGCGAATCGCCAGAGCGAGCACATATCGAAGTGAGACATCTCGTTGATGCGATTGATGGTTTGTTGCTGCTCCGCCGTGATTGTTTGGGACGTGCTCATGTTTTTCCTTGCCGCCAGTTCGCCCATCGTCGGGCCGTTCTTCTCGGCGTACAGTCGCGGTGCCCCCGCGCAGAAATTGTAGTGGTCAGGACTCTCAGTGATTGGCATTGTGGTTCCTCAATTCGTCCCGAACATCCGCTTCAATCCATCGGCCCGCCGGTCAGCGCACCGCCATGCGATGCTCCAGCCAATCGCGGTCAGGATGTAGAACACCGCCGCCCAGTCGTACTGGCACGCGCGGATGACGAGGCACGGAAGCAAGAGCAGGATGGTGATGGCAACGGCGAGGGTTTTCATTCCTTGCCTCCGGCCGGAAAGTGCGCTGGCTTGCTGGCAGTAGATTCGTCCGGCGCCTTTAATTTGAACTGGTAGCACCAGTCCGTTTTCTTTTTGCCGACCTCGATGGGGTTCAGGCGGCACGCGCCCCGTCCGGTTTTCTTCGTGAGCGGGCCGGCTTTGAAGCATTGGCAGAGTTCGCAGCGTTCGTTCATGTGGGTTTCGTTTGTCAATCCGCAACATGGAAGGAATGGCCGCCGTAGTAGCCCGAACCGCTCAGGGTATAATCCTTTCCCCCGTGTTGGAATTGCTGCCACCAGTCCCACTGCCAGCCATTCGTCTCGAAGCCTTCACCATTGCCCTCGTCCGTTTTCTTCTTTTCCGTGCCCTTGATGGTCAGCACGGCGTCGATGATCGCCCCGGCCGGATGATGCAGCGTCTTGTCTTCCCACGGCACGCCCGTTTCAAGAACGCGATTGATGTTGGACAGCAGCGCGGCCAATTCTTCCTGATTGAGTTCTAATTTCATATTGTGTTGAGTTCGGAGACTTTGATCGGCACGCGGCGGATTTCGCAATTCATGCCTTGAGCGAATTCTTCGACATGGCAGAGCACCAAGGTTCCGCCCTTGATGTTGAGGCTGATGTAGTCGCTCATCAGGAGGGTTTCCGGTCCAAGCAAACACCATTCCTGCCCGATCACTCTCACAGTTTCGGACGAGACGGACGAGACGGTTGCCCCACATGGAAGCACCGGGCTGCCGAAGTCATGCGCTTGAATCTGTCCACCAGATGATTCAAGCACCGCCCGTTCCTTCGCCAGATCGCGCGTATGCGCGAGGGCGGCGTCGAATTTTTCTGGGTATCTTGCGCGGAGCTTGTTGATGTTGCGCTCCATCTCGGCCGGGAACGTCGTGCCCAGCGCGTCGAACAGCACGGCGAGATACCAGAGCAGATCGCCGGCTTCTTCCTTGAGGTTGGTTTCGTCGTGGGGTTCAGCGTTGGATGTCACGGGCCAGTCGGCCATCAACGCCTCGCCAAACTCGCCCGCCTCGGTGATGATGCCTAGCAGTGCGTGAAGGATGCGGACATCGCGGCCGGCGATGTAGAGTGGGTATATTTCCGCGTCGCCGGTAAACAGAAGTGGCTTGCCGTAAAACAGGTGCTTCTTGATTTGGTCCAGTTTTTTACCGGCGGCGACAAACTCGCCGATCGCCATGAACGCGGCATGGTTTTGTTTTCCATTCAGCCGCACACACTCCGGCCGGCTCTCCGTCCGCAGGGCGAGGGGTTGGTATTCTTCAGGCGTCATGGTGCGTCTCTTTCTCCAGCGCCTCATGCGCGGCCAGCACCGCCGCGCGAGCGTCCTCGGCGTCTTCGAGTGACCAATAGCGCCCGCCCGCATCCTTGCCGCCGTGTGCGATGGATTTTTTCCTGACGATCTCTGCCAGGGCTTCGGCATCTGCGCGCCAGAGGGCGCGCTCTTTGCGTTTGGCGGCGCGTTGCTCCAGCCGTTCCAGATTATCGACCCGCCGGCCCTCGGTCATCAGCAGCAGTTCGTATTTCAATCGCACGATCTCAGCCGCGCGGTCGTCCGCGAGTTTGTGCCAGTCGTCGCGGTCGTGGATTATTCCGTCCTTGGCGGTCAATGAATCAGCGAGCGCACCGTCGCGCTGCCCGGTCATTTCAGCCAACTCGCGCTCCAGCCGATCGCGTTCCTTCGCCGCACGCTCGATAACCAGCTTCGCTTCGGCGATCCATTCGTTCGCCTGTTCGAGAGTGCTGGTCGCCGCAATCAGTTCGCACTCAAGCGTGCGGGCCAGATCGGCAACCTCCTGCCATGTGCATTCAGGATTTAACGCATCCGTGCGCGGCGTATCTCTCACAAAAACGCCTCCTGTTTCGGAATCCGCAAAATCTTCTCCAGCGCGTGCTTTGTGTTCGCCGGGAAGAACCCCTTGTCCAGCATCCAATGTGCGTAGCCCGGATCGCGCACGACGGGCACGCCGCGGTTGCGCTTGGTGTTGAACACCGGCACGCCTTCTTCATTGAGCACGATGATCCCCGCCAGATCGACGCGGCCGTGATGCCGGTCGTCGCCGATGCTGAACGCCGCGAGGGCATCAAACGTCATCCCGTCCAGTTCCGGGTAGCGCGCCAGTTGCGCCGCCGCCACGTCAATCGTCGCCGTGACATCCGCCGCCGAGCCGTGCGCGCCCGTGTGTTCGCGGGCGCAGTAAAACTTGAGCGCCGCCGACAGATCGCGGCGTTCCATCTTTTTGAAGATCGACCCGACATCGAGCAGGCGCACGCCCGTCATATCCCAGCGCAGGCCGGCGCGGTGGAATTCCTCGTACAGCAGGGGCACGTCGTAATTGCTGTGATTGTACCCGGCAAGGTCGCATCCGCGCAGGTTCGCCATGATCTCGGCGGCCAGTTCCTTGAACGCCGGTTTGCCCGCCACGTCCACCTCACTGATGCCGTGAATGGCGGTGCGGCGCAGGGGCGCTCCGGGGTTGAACCACAGCGTTTCGACAATCGGGATTTCCACCGGCGGCGGCGGCAGTTCGTCCACCTTGCGGATGGACAGCGTGACGATCCGGTCGGTGGTGACATCCGGTTCGTCGGCGCCATCCGTCTCCAGGTCGAGGAAGGCGAGGGGTTTCGCGAGGGTCATAATTTTTGTTCCCCCCACCGCAGAAACCTTCCGCGCAGGGCGTTGCGGTTCCAAATATCCGGCTCGTTATCCAGCGCGCACTCGGCCCGCGCGCAATCCCACGCGACCCGCCGGGTGGACGAAACGAGCGTGTGCCACTTCTTCACCGGGGCGTTGCAGAAAAAAAACAGCGGGTAGCGCAGCGCGTGAGAGAAATAGTGCCGCCAGAAATTCCAGCCGCGCGTCTGCACGACGGCCAGTTCGGGAAAATGGTTGGGAATCATCACTCAATCCTCCAGATGCGGCATTCGGTTTCCGAGATCGCGCGCACTGTGATCTTCATGCCACAACACCGGGCGGTCGAAGACCATGAATGTTGTTTCTCGCTCGGTATCACGGTTGAATCTCCAATGCTCATGCCTGCCAGTATTACGGCAGCCGCGCTCTTTTTTCCGCCCTTCGCCGGAATTGGTATTCCTGATTCTATAAGATGGCCAAGGATTTCAACCCGTCCATCTGTTGCCTGTGGTTCGCCACCCTTACCGTTTTCGTTTTCCCCTTCGTTTCTTTCAATTGACATAAGCGATGCCGCTGTCTGTAATACGGAACCCTCCAAGTCGTCAACTTTTATTTTTGCAATGGCGAGAAGAGCCGCCGCCTGGATCGGGCCTCCGACCTCCAGCGCGCGTCCGGTTCCATTGAGGAACTGCGCGAAGAGACGCAGGTTAATATTTCCTCTCCGATTTCGGGTCTGGTTAAACCGCGCCCATCTTAACCAGATCAGAAAACCGGGGGTGTTCTTTAACCGACGGCGCCGGCCACCCATCCCCGCGGCGATTGCCAGGGCCGGAAGCCGAATCAGCCGGATAGACCGAACCGGACCCGCCGCGCTGTCTCACTTATGAGAACGCCACGCGACGGTCGAAAGAAATATTTCTCGCAGGCCAATTCTGCCACCCAATAGAGTCAACCACGAGCCGGGTTGAGACTGTCTGTACGCCTTGTCCGTGTCTCGATTGCCTTGAGCTTGCAAGCCGTCTCGTGCATGGCTTACACACGCCTAGCCTCCTTGCCAGTTTACGGTCGAAACGCTTGAACCCGCCTTACCGCTTGATTGACTCGTATAAGCCAATTCAAGGATCGCCGAGAGCGACTTGACCCCAAAATCCGTCATTCTGCAATTCTGTATTACGGGCCATTTGACCCTATCGAGGGGCTATCGACACCCTTCCGATCTGGTCCAAAACCCGAAAACCCAAAAACGCGCCAGTTGCCCCAGGAGCGATTTTGATTGCCAAGACCTACCTCGACCTACCCCCCTCCCCGTTCAAAACGCCGCCAGCGCCCGGCTGGCGCGTAGCAATGCCCTGGAAAAAACCAGATCCCACTCCAGAAAACCCCAACTTCAAAATCGACCTCTCCCTCTCCCTCCCCCCCACACCCCCCCTACTCTTACCCTCTCTGACTCAGGTACTGTTTCTGTTTCTGTACCAAAGGGTGTCGATAGCCCCTCCCGGCAAAATGGGAAACTGTAGCTCTTGTACAACAAAAAGACATAGAAATAAATATAAATACTTCTGTTTGAAGAAGTAATAGAGGAAATAAAGAAAAAAGAGCAGAACGGGATGCGCCTACCCACAAGACTGTAAATCGTTGCAGGTCAACGCAAAAACCTCGCCCGGTCAAAAGGAATTAAACACAACATTTATTGTGTCATGATAATTCGGTCGTCGGTCGGCTCTGTGGCGACCAAAGCAGGCGGTCAAGCCGGGCGACCAAAGGCGGGTAAAGGCGGGTAAAGGGCACGGATCGGGAGAGGATCAATTTTGGCTTAAGCATTGACTATGCCAGTCGACGAAAGAAACATGGGTTGGATTTGATTCTACCCCTTCCACCTAACATTCAATTCGACCGTTCCGCGTGATACCTGTCACACCTTGAGTCATTCTGACACACTGAGACACGAGTGGACTGTTGGTGTCTCACTTGGCGTTCCATGTGGAACAATGGGTAGGTAGGACACTGAATGTCCTACTGGTCGGACATTGGATGTCCTACCGTGATAGCCTCGCCTAACAATTTTCGCTTCGCCTTTGAGACTGAATCTCAGTGGGGTATCGGCTTGAGGTTTCGCGCGATCCATGCGAGAAGTAACGCAGAACTGAGCGAGCCGGGCGGGCCTGCGGCGTCCGAATCCTCCAAGCGCGTAGCCCCGCCCGGATTCGCTCTTCTGCGTCCGGTCGAATTGTCAAAAACCCCAATAAAAGTGGGTCAAAATAAGTGAAGATTTCTCTTGCAATACCTAACCGCTCTGCTATTGTGTGGGTAGTTGAGCGAGGGCCCGTAACCCGGACCAACCAAAAGACAATATGAAAACTCTCGGACAAAAACTGATGGAAGCCGCGAAAACCGAAACTGTGAAGCTCACCGACAAATACTGGGGTTCGGAGTTCTTCAAAGCCAGCGACCAAAACACCTACTGGGTGCGTCATCACAAGCAGGGGTTTGGTGGGATGAAATCGCGCGACGTGCGCGTGCTCGCGAAGGATGTCGCGTCCTGCGACACCACCGAAGAACTCGCTGCGCTGCTCAAGCCGACGAACGACGAAGCCCCCGGTGATCCGATGCACTACACCCCGCGCGACGTGCAACCCGTGGAACTCACCTGGACACCGACCGAACAAGTCCCCGCATGAAAAATCCAGCCGCTGTCGCACTTGGACGCCTCGGAGGGAAAGCTACCTCCGAGGCAAAGACGCGGGCCGTCCGCGAAAACGCGAAACTGGGCGGCTGGCCGAAGGGCCGGAAGCGCAAGAAACCGCGCAAGGCTAGGACGCAGAACAGACATATGACAACAACACAGACAGCAAGCGAGAAGCAATCCAACGGGCCGAAGTTCAGCAATGACGCTGGGCGGGTGTCCGTGAAAGTAACAGACATATGACAACAACACAGACAGCAAGCGACGCTCTCATGCGTCAACGCGCGCAGAGCGTCACTGCATCACGTCGCGTCAAGGCAAGACCGCAGACAGTCCCTACAGGGACTGTCTCTACAGTTCCCGGCGCGACGGTCAAGCCAAAGCCGGTCAAGTTACTAAAGGCCAAGCCGGCCAAGCCAACGGCGGCAGATCGTGCCGCGCAGTGGCTAATCGACAACCGGATTGTCGGCTCTGCGGTTGCGCAGTTCCAAGACATAACCGGCGGTACTGGCGGACGGCTCGCGCTCCATTCCAACACTGACGCTGCCACGCTGGCAGGGTTGCATGGTGTTGACGTTCCCGGCGCGTGGACACTGGACGAAGTAGCGGCTGGCATCTACACCAAGCTCCCGTTTCGCGTTGCCGGCCACGACGAGGCCGGCAAGCCGGAGTTCACAGTACGCGGTGGGGATTCCATTATTCAGTATCGGCGTGATCGTGCGTCCGGTATGCTTCACCGTCCTGCCACGCTGGGCGAAGACTACGATTCCAAGCGGCTTGTTTCGCTTGGTGTTTCGGAGTCGGCATTGCAGGCAATGTCCCCGGTGGAATTGACGTTGCTCGCCATTGCGGAGCGTTCGGCCAATTCCGCCGTTCGCCGCGTGGAAGCCGGCCAATTCCGCAAGGGTGCAAAGGTTGAGACTCTTGGCGTTCGTGATGGGGTTCAAATCGTCAAGACGGCCGCCACTGAGTTTGATTATTCAGACGGCCGGCAGGCAACCGTTTCAGAATCGAGCAAAGCAGACGCGATGGGTGATGCACTGGCGGCCGTGATGGACACCTTGAATGAGGTTTACAATCGGGCTGGCGTGAATTGGGATTCTGCCCTTGCTCGCCTTGCTCCGATGTTTTCGTCGCCAGTGTTCTTCGGCCCGCACTTGGGCGAAGCCTGGGCGGGCCGTGAATCATGGGCCGTTGCCAAACCGGCGTTGCAATTCCGCATTCGCCGCTGGCTTGGCGCAACCGCGCACCGGGCAGCATTCAACGGCTTGTCACGACTGGCGGGCGGACTGACAGGGCGCAAGGGAGCGGGCGCACGCATGGCGGCGCGAGTGGAATTGTTTGACGTATCCCGGCACGATTCTACCAGCGAGCAACTTTCGCCCGCTGAGTTGGCGATTGCGGCCGAAGAACTCCAAGCGGCGATTTTCGGCAACCGTTTGCGTCAACCGGCCAGTGAATCCCGGTTGACGGCAATCCGGCAATCGCCGTTGCCCGTTGGGCGACTCTCCTCGTCGTGGTCTATGGTTGACGCCTCGCAGTGCTCCCGTTCTGAATCAGAACATGAGCGCAACGCGGTTGCCTCGCGTGGCACCGATGAGCGGACACTGGCGCGCGGTGTTCTCTTCACTCGCCTTGTCTTGCCGGCCATCAATTCACTTCGGGCGGCCGTTGCGCCAATGGCAGTACGGGACGCGCGACGTGCGCTCCGGGCGGCCGGCAAGCGGTTTGCCGTTCTCTCGCTTATGCTACGGGGTGAACTGGCCGAGGACGCCTGCGCGCTCGCTGGCGTGGCAGTGGCCAGCGTTGAATCGACACTGCGGGACTTCGGGTTCAAAGTGACTTCGCGGCGCGCGGCGACGAGCGCAGTGGCCTAAGCTGCCCCTTCCCATCCTGCCCGGTGGCATTGACGCCACCGGGTTTTTGCTGCCCGGTTGCAGCGGGCGGATTCTTCGCGCGTGCAACCGGGCTATTACTCTTGGAAGCGGTTGCGCGGTTGCAATCGCGCCGTGCGATGCAATGTCGCGCGGTTGGCAGTCGCGCCATGCGATTGCCGGTTTGAGTTTCGCGTCAAGGTGCGCGAGAGATCAGGTTGACGTGAGCGATCGGCGCCGTCGCCCTGGCGGTCCTCGGGTACGTCCATATTGGGATCTGTGAAGATTGCCCGGAAATTGTTGGCGCGTGCATCGGGGCTTTATAGAGTGAAGGGTGAAGTTGAGAATGCGCGGAGTTCCGCGCGGAAAGGCGAAAGTGAAAATCAAAATTCGTTGGTACAACGGCGACGGTTCTGACGGAGGAACCGAGCGAACCACGCTCGAAGAAATTTCGACGCGGATGGCGAACGAAACCAAGACGCACACGGGCCAGCCCGGAGACAAGCTGGTGGCTATCTGGCGTCATGGCGGCACGGGTGAAGTAGCGCGGTGCTACACGCTTGAATGAAGCGCCGAAAGCGGGCTGAGTTCGCTGGATCTTAACTGGTAAGAAGTGTTTACCAGTTGGTCCGGCGAACTCACTCCGTCGGAGTGAGATTATGATTTCCAAAACTGCCAGTCTGAATGACGTGGAGCGAATGTATCGCAACGGCACGGCCAGCGTTCAAGAGGTGACGGAGTACCTCCGCGCTTGGAATGCCGGGCCGCACTTCACGCAAGCCGTCCTTTCTGACGGTGCCATCCGAAACTTTGACCCGGAAAAGTCGGGCGTGTTTTATCGGCACCTGAAGGACGAATTCGGATTGCGACTCTGATTTTCCCCGCGAGTCCAGGGCGTGACTTGTCACGGCGTAAGACGGTTAAACCGCGGCCCCGACTCTGCGGGGGTGTTTCCCCTCAGTACCTCGCCAGAACCTCCCCTTGCCAGTCACCCGAAAGGGCTTCTGAAACGACTGGCAACGTGAGTCTCTGACCGAGTAAAAGACTCCAACCGACGGACAGACGAACTGGCGTAATTGCACCAGCGGAACAAACCGAAAGGGTGAAATCCCGTCGGCATCGAACTCCCGGCCCATCTTCGGGTGGACCTGGACTTCTATGGAAACAGCGACAAAAACTCCACTGATAACTGACGAGCAATCGCTTGTCGCCGCAACCTCTCGTTTTGGCCGGCAAATCCGGGTCTATGATGACGGATTCGGCAGTCTCTATATCCATCGTGATTCGATGGGCATTTCCGGCATTGTGCGCGCCCAAACTTGGGAAGACGCCTATGCGATCTGCGAAGACGAGTTTTTCCCGGCCGGCGACGAAGAGGCCGGCGAGGAAATGCAACGGATCGAGGCCATGCCGGACGGAGATGAAAAGAGACACGTGCAAGCGTGTTGGGATGAGCAATACGGGTTTCGCGGTAACAGCCGCAAAGAATCCGACGGCTCGCTTTCCAGCATCTATGCCAAGGATTTGAACGGCGACGCACTTGACCTGCTCACTCCCAAGTTGCTGGCTGAGTTGGAAGCGCGGGCGCGCACCGTGTCGGACGAAAACGACGCGAACGAGATCGTCGTGCGTCTGGCCATGCTGCCGTCGGCGTTTGCCGACAACAAGGACGACAAGGGAGTCGTCCGATTCAGCGCGGAAAAGCTGAACGGCTGGGTTGCGGAAGCCACGGCTTCCGAGGATGAGGCCGCGAAGTTGGAAACGCTGGACACGCCGGAAAAGATTCAGGCGCGGATTGCGGAGTTGCAAGCGGCCTGAAAGTCGTTTGAGCATGGGCGCCCGTGGAGTCACGGGCGCTCTAGCTCAGATGAAAACAAAACTCACCAAAGAACAACTCTGGAATGCTTGCGTCGGGATGACGTGGGTTTGGGATTACTGCAAAACCGGGACCGCAAAAGCCAACGCGCCGGCCATCCAAGGCTGGATTGAACGGCGCGGCGATTACACCGCGTCATTGAAAGTCTGCGCGGCCGTTGCTGCTGAAATCCGACGGCACCAGAAAGAACCATTCAGCAAACCCATTGGCACAGGATTCGGAGAAATCAGGTTTCCATGAAAACAGTCACCATCAACGAAAAGGAACGGCTCTACGTCATTCCTGAAGCCAGCGGGTACACCTGCCTTGGCTTCGACGTGTGCCAAAAACGCGCAACGCTACTCGCCGCCGAACTCGGCGTGGCTCCACCCGGCGCCAAGGTTGGCACCCTGACGGCCTACGAGGAATACGCGGATTTGATTTCCCGTGCCGAGGCGAAGCACAAGGCTACCGGCTGGCGCAGTTCCTCGGAACTCACGCCCGAACTCGTGGGCTTGGAAGGCCGGCGAGTGGAGATCGAGCACGAATGGGAAAGTGGCAGCCGGGAAACCGTGCGGTTCAAGGTTGGCAAGTCCACCGGGTTCATTCCCTGCCACTTGATGCTGGCCAACGTCAGAAGCCACGAAGGTTTCGCCGTCTGCCTTGGCAAGATAATCAGAATCCGAACCATTTCGTGAAAGATCGAAAGCTGAAAAGCACGGGCAAGCGAGTGCTGCTGAAAGAGGTCTTCAACTGACATGGCTTTATGAGCAACCAGGAACTCGCCAGAAAATTCAGAAATCTTGCGGTCTGTTTCCGGGTGAACGACCCGAACCTCGGCCACGTTTCCACGTTGGAAACGATGACCGAGGCGGGACTGGCCTACACTTACGGCGTGTTTCGAGGAACCCCTGCGAGATTCAAACGCGAACTCCGTCTGCAACGCGAGGCGATTGCGAAGGCGCTGGACAGGAAAGCCGGCGAACTCCAATGAACGCCACAGACGCCAGCCGGCTCGATACCGCCGACAGATTCTTGTCAGATAAAACGGACCTTGTTGTTCCGTGGGCGGCATCCGTCGGCATCGACCGCGAAATTGTCACGGTCTATATCGCCGAAACCCGAAACTTGACGGCGGACCACGCCGAAAGTGTCGTGGCTCGGCTATGGCCGGTTACTCCGAATCGGAGTTGCGGCTTGTTCAATCCGATTCGCAGCGAGTTGCGCGGCTGGAGCAAACGCTGCCGCGACTGTGGCGGCTTTGAACATCAACATTCTACATGACCACAACCCAATCCCCCGCCATGCAAACCATCGAGCGGGCTATCTATGGCTACATGGGCACGCTCAACAGCGATTACCCGAACCTAGTGTTCGACGAACGCGGCCTCGCGCGGCTCGCCTCGATCTACGGTTGGATCACCGGCCTCAAGGCAAGTGAACAGCACAATGACCTCGGCAATCGCGCCGCCGAGGAAATCGTCGCCACCTTCGACCGGCTGAACAAGTGGGGCGCGCATCACGAACCCATCTTCGACCCTCCACGACCCGGCTGTGCGCGAGGCCGTCGCATCGAAACGGTCAAGGTCGTGATTGGCGACGATGGCACTTTTCACGGGTTCTCGCTGCTGTGGTTTTCCTATCTCAAACCGGAGGTCATTCAGGAAAACGGCTTCAAGGAGGACGGCAGCCGCATTCGCAAGCTCGGACTGTGGGGTGATCTTTACCATTTCAATTTCAATGGCGGGCTGATCTATCACGGGCCGGGACGCGGAGAGACGTTCACGGTCACTCTCGGCGATAGCAAACATCTGTGGGGGATACATACCTGACTCCGTTTCAGAGTGGAATCTGAGTTGCAATCCTTCGCGGTCAATGTAATACAGGCTTCAATGAAACGCACGACGCCCGAACCCCACGCGCCGGCCTGCTATCTGGCCTGGCTTGCGGCGACGGCGATTGCGGTGGTTGTGTGGATTGCGCGGATGGCGTGGAATTGAAATGACTCTCACCAAAACCAAACGCCGGCAAACCCGGCCGCTCGCGATCCTGCCCACGATCCAGCAAAACGACCACGCCGGCCGCTTCACGGTGAGCCTGCTGTGGATTGAGAAAACGCTGACGGATTACCGCACGACGATCTTCGGTAGAAACTGAACCCATGAAAGCTCCCTCCAAAATGACCGTGCCACAAATGCGCCGCGGGCTTTCCGAAGCCACGGGCGAAGGCCAGCCCAAGCCATGCGGCGAAAGGCTTCACGGCGTGAACGGATTCAAAGCACGATGCACCCAGGAATGGGGCACCGAACATAGCCACTCCGATCATACAGCCGAGGAAGCGGCCGCACGCGGACTGGCCAAGAAAATATCGTGACACAGAACCCCCAACAGCTTCCCCTGTTCTCCAAACTCCCTCCGCGCCGGATGAAGGCCGCGGGTGAGACGGCGAGGAAGTGGTTCAAGCTGATGCACGAACTGGTAGATCAGGCGGGAGCACCGAAGATCGGGAGTCCACCAAAAAATGAACATTCCAATCCGGGTAGTCTCAAACGTTGACCACCTGAGAACGCAAGCATGGCCGCGTTCAATGGCCTGCCGCCCTGTCGTGGGAGATTTCATAAGCTCACAGACAGGTCATCGGGCAAAGATAGTTTCGATCTGTCACGTTGAGCAGAAACGCCACGGCCACCATGAAGCTCAAGCCGAACTTGAGGTCGAAGTTTGGGAACAGCCAAAACACTAACGCGCCGAAGATTGGGCGACCGCCACTCAACCCCACAGAATCGAATGAACAAAGAAATCGCGCCCGTGCTCGCTGAACTCAGCGCCGTGCTGAAAAAGCACGACATGGCCGGACTACTGATCGTGTCCAACCAGACGCATGTGGACTGGCGCATTGAAGTTGAGGCGTCATGGTCGTGCGCCCGGATTGAGAAGGACGCCGATGGCAGGGAGGGGCTGCGCATCCGCAGCAAGCTGGAGGAATATCCGAGCCGCGAAGCTCAGAAGAAAACACTCGAATCGACAGTCGGAACACTCGTATCCATGACGGACGTTCTGTGGATGGCCGGTGAGAACATTGAACGGATGCTGAAGATAGTCGCGCAACACGTCCAGTTCTTCGGAAAAAGCACAAGGGAAGATTGACTTTACCGCGCCCCCGTGCGGGCGGGACTGATAGAACCCCGGCAGCTTCACACGCTGCGAGCGCGAACAATTTATGAAATCCCCCGATCAAATGACGCTGGTTGGCCTTGTGCTCGCCTACGTCAAATACACCGCACTGGCGCGTCTCGTGAAGGCGCGCAAGAAGTCGCTAACCGAGGAACTGATTGGCCGGCTTGAGGAAAAGACGCCGACGCTCATTGCCGGTTGGCGACTGCGCAAGTGCTGGCGCTCGGCCTACTCGGGCACCACGTTCGTCAACCGGCCCGCACATTGGGCGCTGGACATCCGGCGCGACACGAAGCCGCTGAAGGACGCCGAGAAGCCCTGACCATTATTTATGAAATCACCACACACCACGGATTCTGAACGGCTCACGACATTCCTATGGGGATTCGCCAAGGGCGCGAATATTGATCGGAGCGAGGCAGACCAGCAATGGGCTGCGTGGTCGCGTCAGCTTGGTGATGCAGAACGCGAGGCGGCAGAAAAGGACGGCGAGGATTCCGGGTTTGCCGAAGGCATCGCCTTTGCTCGGTTTCACGCGAAAGGTGCGTCGTGACCCTCGCCCAACAATTCGACGGCTGCCACGACTCCTTCAAGGAACGGGTCAACCGCATCGCCAAAGTCGCCAAGCTCACGCCGCTGGAGGTCTATGCGTTGTGGCGTGAGTACGCCAACGACTGCCTCGGCTGGGATCAATCTCCCGTGCTGGGCGAGTTCATCGAATGGAGCAAGGCTCCGCTTGGCGGAAACATGGACGAACTGAGAAAGGCAATCGTATGACCCCCGACACTCAACCCGGCCCCATCATTCAAGGCAGCCCATGAAAACACCCCGAAGCAGAAAGCAGATGATCGAGTTCCTGAGCGGACATTTCCGCTACGACACGATGAACTCGTGGAACGCAGCGACGAGTTACGCTGCCAACGTGAAGTTGAGCCGGCTCACCTTTCCGAACAGTGAGGCAAGGAACCGCGCCTACGATCTCATCCAGACCGACGAGGCAATGCTGGAAGTGAACAGCATTATCCGCGAATTCGACGAGGCTCACGATTACGAATGGCAAGCCGGGTTCAATGGGCGCAGCGCGGGATATATCGTGCTCTACCGGGGAGGTCGGAAGCCTAGCGAATACAAACGGATATGTCACGACTGCGGCCAGAAGAACTTTCGGGCGGATTCAACCAAGTGTGGCCGCTGCGGCAGCGAGAACATGCACGACTTTTCCGACCATGAAACCTTCACCTATCCCGGCAAGGGTGTCGATGCTGGTGAGGACTTTGAGGGTTGGGACACCGACTCACTGAGGAAGCGCGTCAGTCTGGTGATGCAATTCGACCGAATGGTTGAACGCTGCGTTGCTGCTTTCGTGGCCTTCTGTGTCAATCACGAGGCGGAGGAGGAGACCTATTTGGAGCCAAAGAAACGACTGGTAGCGAAAGAGATTGCTCATGCAGCCTGATACCCAACCCGGCCCCTACTACGTCAGCGCGATTGACGGGCCGAAAAGCGCGCTCGTGTCCGGGCCGTATGCCGACCACGCGACCGCCCTAGCCCTCGTGGATCGGGCGCGGGACATCGCAAGTGACAACGACCCGCGTGCGTGGTTCGCGGCATTTGGAACCGTCCGCATGAAGCCGGAGGTCAACCAGCCGGGAGTCCTGCAAACGTGGGGCTACAACTTGGAACTGACTGAACGCGCTTGATTATCCATCCCATCCGCACTACACAAACCACACATGCGAATCGGCCCAGTGATTCACCAGATTTCCGGCGAGAGGCTCATCTTGCCGGATGATCCAACCGACCACCTGATTGTCACCTTCGAGTTTGGTTGAAAAGCCGAACGTCGGCACAAGCCCTGAGCCGGGTGATGCCTGAAACAACCAATGTGGGCCGGGGACACGTTCCCCGGCCCTTGTCATTTGCCGACACAAGCTGGCGCGCGTCGCCGGTTTCTATCCACAAATGAATCCCAACTTCATCACCACGATCTTCAGCCGTGACTCACATGAAAAAAGCAGAAATTGAAAAGCGATTGGAGTACCTGCGTGGAGAACTCCGCGCCGAGCGAATCAGTTACGGAGAAATTCACGAACTGCAATCGTTGGCCAAGCACATCAACCCCGGCGATGTAGAACTTTTGGAAGCCGCCGGAGTGCCGGAATTTCATTACACCGGCATTGACGCGGATGAATCCGAACACACTGCCGCGCTGTGCAGTTGTAAATTGATCCGCTTGCATGGAACTGTGCGGCTCTATCACTGCCCGATGCACGACGCAGCGCCGGAATTGCTTGCGGCGCTGCAACACACTCTCTGCTATTTGGAAGCCGACTCGGATGACGCCCAAGAGCGGGCCGACCATGCCGAAGCCAGCGCCGCCATCGCTAAAGCCGCTCTTTGACCGCTGAACCAAACCGCCATTACTATGCCGATTGAGATGCCGCGTCATTTAGGTGCGGTTCCGCCGCCACTTCCGAAAGGAAAGGCTGAAAAGATGCCCACAGCGGGGGCGCGGCGTCTCCCTGACAAATCCGCCAAGGCCAAACCTTTATGACCACCGAAACCACCGACCGCTTCATCACCCGCATTCTCAAAGCCGCCCCGATCGAATGGCCGGCAATCCTCCGACGCTTCCAGCGGCGAAACAAGTTCTCCACCTCCGACATGAACGACCTGACGCACAGGATGGATGACACCGCCGAGCGTCTGGCGTTCCTGTCTGAATACGTGACTGTCCGGTTTGGCTGCACGGGCTGCGGAGATAAAAACCCGGCGCAGGCGGTCAAAGCCGCACAAAAGCGACAGGTCAAAGTGGCCGTCGCCCTTGGATTCTACCGCCAATACCGCACGCCATTCTTTTCGAGTGGCGCAACTCCGCAGGAATAATCATGTTCCTACTCAGACCAAGGTGGAAAACCTTAAGCTATCGCGGGCGCGTTACCTTCATGTTTTGCTGGTTGCTGCTCACAATCTGGGTCGTCTTTATGGTGGGCCTTTGGAAAATCACCCATCCGTAATACAAAACCGCTTGCTTTCCTTTCCGCCGTCCCACACCCTTAACACCGCCAAACCATGAAAGTAGAAATCACCGAAAACATCGAGCGCGAAGGCGTGGAAATCCGGTTCGCTGGCCCCATCTCGCCCGCCATCTCGCACGTCCTGCGCGAGAATGGATTTCACTTCCACCCCGACCGCAAGAATCACGGCGCGGATAAACGCTGGTGGACCAAGCGCACGCCGCAACGGCTGACGTTCGCGCAGAACCTCGTCATCGCACTCGCCGATCAACCGCAGCAAGTGGCTGCCTGAATCTATGCTCCAAAACCTAAAGCAACTCCTCGCGTCTCCCGAAGACGTGCTCCATCTCACCTTCACGAAGACCGACGGTGAGAACTACCGGCTCAGAATCCACGTTGGGTTTACCATCGCCGGAACATTGGCCGAAATCGAAGCCGCAGACCTGACGCCCATCACTGCCGCAGTTGAAGCCATGAAGAAGGCCCGGCCGGGGCAAGCCGTTCCTGCCCGCAAGAAGCCAGGCCCAAAGCCGAAGCCGGCGACCGCAACGCAACCCGAACTGTCAGCCGGCCCCGACGCCGAGAAGAAGAAAGCGGACGAAGCCGCTGCCGAGGCCAAGAAGAAGGCCGACAAAGAAGCCAGAGACAAGGCCGAGGAAGAAAAGCAGCGGGAGATTGCCGAGCTTCAGGAAAAGCTGAAGATCGCACTGGCGAAGAAGGTTGATTGAACAATTCCCCGCGTCGCCTTAGCCGGGCGGTCAGTGGTCATTCACTGGTGCAGTCACGGCTTCGGCGGCGCGGGCCTTCAATATGAAATACTTCATCCCCCAAGTCACATTCATCGGGCGCAATGATGACACTGAAAAGCTGTATGCCGCCGAAGATGCCGTCCGTGAAGCCGTGAAAGAGGCGGCTGATGAACTCGGTGACGTGCTCGGCATCAACCGGCAGGATTACTGGACGCGCACCATGCCGATCGCGCTCATGCAACTGCTCGACACCTTCGAGAAAGCGGTATCGGAAGCGGCGGCCATCGGGCTGCTGGAATCTCGCGGTTACACCGTAATGGTGCGCGCCACTGAGTCGCTGGACTTGCCGCCCAAACATCCCAGCGGCCATCACGAATTTGTGAGGGACGAATGAAAACCATACCCATGTCCCAATTCGGCCGCGATCACTGGTCGGTGTTCGCCTACATCGAAACGCTGTGCGTCGATAACAAAGGCGTTCCCGATCACGACCGGATGCGAACGAATCCCAAGACGCATCCGGGCTTGGTCGGCCCGCGCATCGCAATAATGAAGCGCAGTTGGAAGCCGGAGTACGGCAGCAGGCTTCGCGGGCACGCCATAGACAAGCCGGTTCAACGACTCAACCACGACGATTGGGATTGCGCCGATGACTTGGTAGCGGCGGGACTGATCGAATCAAACGGCACGGGCATCAATCCGTGGTTCACTCTGACCAAGACAGGGCTGGCGATCGCAGCCGCGCTTCGCCAGCACAAAGCCAGTGGCGGTTCTTTCAGCAACTTCACGCCATGATATGACCAACGACCGCACCGACACGACCACCATCGGCGTCTCCCGCAAGCAGACCATCCGGGGCGGCGAGGCTTACGTGCTCAAACGCTCTGACTGTTCCGACCGCAAGAACAACGCCGTGAATGACTACGTGCGCAACGCCGAGATGTTCGCCACGATGCCGCGAATGCAAGTCGTCAGGGCGGCGTTTCTGCTGGTGGAAGAAGTCAAGCGATTGAGAAAATTATGCCCCTCATCTACATCCCCCAAAAGCACCTGAACACCGTTCTGGAAACGCTCAGACTGGACGCTGACTCCGGCAACTTCGATCCGAAGTTGCGCCGCCAGATCGCCGCCGCTGAAGCCTCAATCAAACTCGCCTGCCCGCAAGTCCGCATCGACGTTAGCGGCGGGGTCGCCTACGTCGGGCGATGCTCAAGAGGCGTGAGGGTAAAGATCGTTGACCATGACAACCGTTAGGAAGCCGAGGTAAGCCAGTCCGTCAACTCGGCGTCAACAAATGTCAACACCTGTTAACAAGCGTCAACACCTGTTAAAGACAGCAGGCCAGAATTGTATGGACAGTCCCTCCTTGTCCCGTAATGTCCCGCTCATGGCATATACGAAGCTTTTCAGTTCCATTGTGACTTCAACCATCTGGACGGAGGACGACCGCACTCGAATTGTCTGGATCACCATGCTGGCGATAAGCGACAAAAACGGCGAGATTCAGGCCAGTGTCCCTGGATTGGCGCGCATCGCCGGAGTTCCCGTAGAAGCGTGTCGGGCGGCAATCGCCAAGTTCCTTTCCCCGGACCCGGACTCAAGAACCAAGGACGACGGGGGTAGGAGAATTGAGGAAATTGCAGGCGGTTGGGCGCTCTTGAACTTCCAAAAATACCGCGAGATGGCGTCGAAGGAAGAATCGAAAGCGTCGGAGGCTATTCGGAAGGCGAGGTATCGTGCGAAGGTGGCGAGAAATAATGTCCCGAAATGTCCCGTAGGTGTCCCGCCTGTGTCCACGGAGAACCCGGACATAGCAGACTTAGAATCAGACTCAAACCCATCTTATTCAAAGCTTCAAAGGGAAAAGCTTGACCAAAATCCTGATTCCGAGGAGGCGGTTGTTGCCCAGTTCAAGCACCTTCTGCGCGACGCGATGCTCAACGATGGCGGTAAGTGGCGGAACCGTTACCGCAAGAACCGCGGCAAGACGTTGCGCGTGCTGCGCGCGTGCCAGAGCGACCTCGTAGAAGGAAAGGTGCCGCGCTCATGGGCCGCCTACGCCGAAGACCTCTGGAAAAGATTCGCCGATTGAATGCACGCCATCCACATACCCCTTTGAACCATCACATCTACGCCAAGCTCACCCCGCCGGAACAACTGGCCGCCACCAACCGGGCCATCTCCCAATGCGAGGAAAAGCTCACCCAGCTTTACGTTGATGAGGACATTGATCCTTCATTGAAGGACGATGAGAAGCACGCCGGCCAACTGCGCGGTGAAACCCTGTGCCTGAACATCCTCAAGTCGGAACGCGAACGGCTGGAGGCGGAGTATGCGAGAAGGAATTGAAACATGAACGCTGACACGCAACCCGATTTATTGGAGTGCCTTGTGGTGACTCTTGAACATGGCTGGCTGTGTATCCGTAACACCCACGGATGGTTGCTTTGGTCATCTAAGGCCACGGAAATAGACTGGCATCGTGGCGTGGTGATGGCTGACATCGCGGGCGAGCTTCGGAAGAACCAAGCCGCATGGCAGAAGGACCACGACGAAATGGAGGCTGCTAAATGAACCCAATCCTCAACCAGCTAATCCTCGAACTGAAAACCGCCAGCCAGCTCACCGCGGCTCCGACGAAGGGCGCCCGCAAGCGTTGGGCGAAGATCGTCGAAGCGGCCAGCGTGACGCTCGCGACCGAGCACAAGCTGACAATGGCTCTCACCACTGCGGCAACTCACGTTCTCGGCCATGTCCACGTCGAATTGCACAAAGCGCGGGGTGACGAGTATGTGGCGCTTATCAAGCGAACCAAGTAGCATGTCTTTCGACAGCGCACTTTCAAGCGGCGAGCCGGTGCGCCGCGCTACAAATGCGACGATGGGTTGTGAGCCTGCGCGCTGTCGGTTGTGTTGTACGCAGTAATCGTCGTCCCGGCATACTTTCTATGAAGCTCTACATCCTCAAACGCAACAACGGCGAGGCTGAATGCCTCGTCCAAGATCAGGCCAGCGGATTCAAGCGGCTGCTCGAAATCGGTCCATCGCTGAAGCTCGCCAGCCATAGTCCAACAGGATTCGCATTCGGTTATGCCGGTAGCGGACCCGCTCAACTGGCACTGGCCATCCTGCTCGACTACACGGGCGACGAACAGCGCGCACTCCGCTGGCATCAGGACTTCAAGCAGGCATGGATTGCCGGCGCTCAAGCCGGGCAGATCATCGGTTCGACCGATCTCAACGACTTTCTTTCGACGAGGGCATGAGCGGACTCAAAAACAATCGCATGAAACCAACCAAACTCGGAAAAGTAGAACGCACCAGCCGCGGCTTTGAAGTCGTGAACTTCACTGACCACTACGGAACAAAATGCAGCATCCAAGCGGGCAGTCTCGCCATCTATGCAAAGCCCGGCACATCCGCCGTGTGGCTTGGAGTGGATGACGTTGAACCGAAAGTGATGGCGAGCCAGGCGGCGAGGTTCGGGATCAAGACGGAAAAAACAACAGGCTGGATACCGTATCCCATCCCGCCAGATGTCAGTCTGGCGACCCGAATGCACCTGAACCGCGAGCAAGTCGAAGCCCTGATTCAGACGCTTCAAAGCTGGCTGAAGCGGGACACGTTCAAATTGAAAACCGGCAAATGAAAAGACTTCTTGAATGGCTCCGCTTCAAGCTGACCGGCAAGCGCGACGAAGGCGCAATGGTCGTGCTGGAACATGACAGCCGCAAAAACACGTTCCGAATCCTGAGCGCCAAGACCGGCCCCTACAGCGAGGCGGACTGGCAGCAGGCACTCGGCCGCACAAAGCGATTGGAAGGCAAATAGCATGGACCTGATCTTATTCCCCACCAGCCCCAACGAATTCAAAGCGATCTTTCCAGACAACGCGGCGTGCGCGAAATATCTGGAGTCGCTTCGTTGGCCCAAAGGATTCACCTGTCCGAACTGCGGGCTGCATGGCGAGCCATACCGCTTCAAAACCAGATCATCCGTGGTCCTGCGCTGCCGGCGTTGCCAAGTGAGCACGTCGTTGACGGCGGGAACGGTAATGCGATCAAGCCGTGTACCGCTAATCGTTTGGTTCCGCGCGGCCTATCTCACGACGACCAACCCCAATCAACCCATCGTTCAATTCCAGCGGCAGCTTCGACTGAAGCACTACCAGACGGCGCATCGGATGGCCAAGCTTCTGAGGGCGCGCTAATCAATATCAGATACCGCTTGACCTGTAGATACGTTTTTCTACAGTAGAGCACATGAGTATGACCTTCACGAAGCTGTTTTCATCCATCACTGAGAGCACGATTTGGAGCGAGTCCTCTGACGTGCGCTTGGTCTGGATCACTATGCTGGCAATGGCTGACAGGCGCGGGCGGGTCTGGGCGAGCGTGCCAGGGCTTGCCAATCGGGCGCGCGTGCCATTGGCGGACTGCCGGGAAGCATTGGCAAAATTCCTCGGCCCTGACCCAGACAGCCGGACTCAGGCTTTTGAAGGCCGACGCATCGAAGTAATCGACGGCGGCTGGCGGCTGTTGAACTATGAAAAGTATCGCCAGATTCGCGACGACGAATCCGTTCTGGAAGCCAAGCGAAGATATATCAACAACAGGCGGGCTGTAGAACGTGTAGATCGAGGTAGAGCCAATGCAGAGGCAGATTCAGAAGCAGAAGCAAAGGGGGAGTCCCCCGCTCTTTCTGCGACGGACAAGATAAGTTTGGAACGCGAGCGCAAGGAGTTGAAAGCGTCCTTGGCTGCCTCGGCCGGAGTTTCCTTCCGGTCCCCAGATGAAGTCGCAAAGCGCAAAGCCATGCGCGAGCGCATCGGCAAAATCGAGAAAGCCCTGCACATACCACTATGAACAAAACCCAAATCCCAAACGACAAACTCCAGCAAGACATCGCTTTCCTGCTCAAGCGTGCGATGAAGGCCGGCTATTGGTCTTCGGAAACCAAGGACCGCGATGTTGGAATGAGCAGCAACTCAATCGTCGCCATTGCCTATGGAGCACCGCTGAAAAATCAAGTCTTGCCGGCGGACAAATCCGACTTCGCAGCCTGCGAAGCAATGTGGGAACAATTGCCACCGCACAGGAAAACTTTTACCGCCAAACAGGCGATGGCCTGTGCCTGCAATGCAATTAACGCCGCTGTATGAACCGCACCCAAATCCCCAACCAAATCCTGCAAGAGCACCTTGAGGCGTCAACGAATGCGTTAGAAAAAGGCGTAGCGCAATTCGAGACTCCGCTTGAGTGGGCTGGCCCAATGGGCATTCCACTCCCGACGCACCGGCCAACGCTGATTGATCTGAATTGCGGCCACGGGCAACTGCTTCAAGGCATCGCCAACCACACGACCAAGCATCTGCTCGGCGTCGATATTGACCCGTGCCATCTGGTCAAGGCCGACCGGCCCGACCGAGACGACCGCATTCAGCGCGTCAAGATCAACGGCGACGTGACGCTCGTGGCCGATCTCTTTCGGAAGATCAACCTCGAAGGCGACCTATTCGTGCTCAATCCGCCGTGGGATTTGCACTTCCATCGGGACCGCCTCAAGTTCCTTTTTCAAAGCGACTGTGAAGCGGTCGCCGCCGCCTTCAACGGAATCGACCCCCGGCTGGGCCGCGAGCAAATCGACAGCACAATTGCGATGCTCATGCTCGCGCTGAACTTCTCATCCAGTCATGGCGAGGGCGTGCTCGTGGCGAACGAGGCCACGCTGCAACGCCTCATCTTCCGCAAGGGCGCTCCGCATGGCGCCCTGGCCGATCATGTCTGGGCGCATCTGGTCATCGCTGGCAATCCCATGACCGGCAACGCCCGCGCCGAATTTGAGGACGGATTCCAGACGGGCGTGATTTACTTCGCCCGGAGCCACCTGTCCGGGTGCGCGCCGGAAACCCTCATGCCGCCGGCCACCGATCTCGCGTCCTTCCGCAAGCAGGCGATGAACCTGAACCGCCTGTCGAATCGCGACGGGACACAGGTTCACAACGAGTATCAAATCCACACGGACGCGACGGGGCAGTTTGAGGGCGTCCGCGAGGAATGGGCGGAGATTCAAGGCAAGCGGCAAAAGCGGTTCAACATCTGGTTGGATGACCTTGGGATGATCCGCACGTATCTGTCGCGGTTTGACGATGCGGTGGCGGATAAGAATGAGGCGAAGGCGCTCTTTAGTCTGACGGATCAGAAACCGATGAATTTAGTGATGCAGGTTGCATCACGGGCCGCGCTCATGCGGGCGGTCAACGGAGGACTCTGGAAGGTAAGTCCTGAGTTGCCCGCCAAAGTGGCCGAGGCGATGGACGCCTACAACGCCATCCGCGCGCCGCTGTATCCGATGCCGGAGATCATGCGCTTGGCGTACGTTGATGAACAGTCGTTCATCAAGTGCATCAAGGATGTCGAGGTTCCCGCGCCGGACCTCGACGCGGACAGCCGCAAGCGGTTGCTGGCCTTCATCCATGCGCCGTCGAGTGAGACTTGGGAAGAAATCGCGCACCGCAGGTTGACGGGCGACACGGCATGGCGGATCGCCAATCGTCTTGATGCGAAATTCCGCGAAGCGTCGCCCTTGGCCGGAATCGGCAACGGCAGAGACGGCCTGCCGATTCGCGACAAGCCAGCCCGCGCGGATGGTGGGTGGGCTGTCGTGCCAGACACGAAAGTCTTCGACGCCTTTCTCGACAAGAAGGTTTTATTCGTGGCCGGCAAACGCTACGCCGTTTCCAGTCAGACCGTCATGGTCGAGCGCAAGGCGATGAAGCCGAATGCGGCCGGCGGTGACGATGAGGTGCTTTTGAATGGTCAGGAGCTTGCCATTTTAATCGAGGACGAATGCGGCAAGAAGCGGTGCTTCATGGACCGCCAGCACTTCGCCGCCAACGCCATCAAATCGGACACGGGCGGATGGCACGCCGAATCGGTGGACCCGGACCTATCGTTGCAGGATTTGGTTGAAGGCTTTGAGATTCCCGACGTGCCCGACGTGGCCAAGTGTCACCCGGAAAAATACGCCGCCCATCTGGCCGCGCTTGAAGACATCGAGCGGTATCTCCCGCCGACGTTTCGCTTCAAGCAATTCCAACGCGAGGACGTGGCGCGAGGGGCCATCCATCCGGGGTGCATCTTCGGCCTTGATCCCGGCCTTGGCAAAACGATATGCGGGATCGCGCTCGCCTTGCTCAAGGTGGGCCATGACGCGCTCGTGCCGAAGAAGCCCTGCCTCATCGTCGCGCCCGGCAATTTGCACGCGCAGATGCTCGACGCTTACGCGAAGCTGAACATCCCCGTCACGCCTCTGGACTGTCAGGAAACCTACCGCACCTTCTGGCCGCTCAAACCCGGCTTCTATCTCACGAGCTTTATGCAACTGGCCCGCAACAAGGTGTTGAAGCTGCCGGAAGTGAACCACGAGACGACGCTGGCCGATCTGGCGGAGGTCATGGTCGATCTCGGCATCAATCTGGCGGATGCGCAGAAGATGCACAAAGAGCAAACCGTCAAGAAGGCGGATCGCCTGACCCTCATGCAGTGCATCGTCGAGTTGTGCCGGGCGACGATCATCAAGATCGGCGAGGGTGTGGGCGAGGAAGTCAACGGCGTGCGCTGCGTCTATTCGCCGTCGCTGGCCGAACTCACCCGCGGCGTATTCGAGTGCGTCGTCATTGATGAGGGCACCAAGATCAAGGGCGAAGATTCACAGATCGGCGTCGGGTGCCGGTTGATGGACCCGCCGTTCCGATTCGTGCTCACCGGCACGCCGATCAAGAACCGGCTCAAGGATTTGTTTTGGCTCATGTGGTGGGCCTGTAGCGGCAAGGTTGAAGCCACGCCGCGCTTTCCCTACGGCGGCACCGCCGAGGAACAGGACCGTTACGAGGCCACGTTCGCCGTGTGCGAGCGCAATCTGACGAAGGAACGCGCCATGAACGGCGGCCGGCTCAAGGAACAACCGACTGTCACCCGGCGGCGCGGCAAGTGGCGCGGACGCGGCAAGGTCACGCCGGAAGTGTGCAACATCCATCTGTGCTGGAAACTCAATGCGCCGAACCTGCTGCGCCGTCGCATGGAAGACATCGGGCAGGATGTGGTTCGCCGGATCACCAAGCCGATCTGGTGCCCGATGGGTGAGCAACAGGCGGAAGTCTATGGGTATCACCTGACCGCCCGTTATGAGGATGAGAATGGCAACGACTCGCCGCTCGCCAAGCTGACCGCCCTGCGCTCCGCCGCCGCCGCCCCACACTCCGATCTCCTGCTGAACAAATCCGGCCACCATGAAACGCCGTATCGCAGCAAAACCGAATACATCCCAAAGGTTGCCGCCGCGCTTGAGGTCATCCGCCAGATTCTCGAATCACGCGAACAGGTGGTCGTGTTCTCGGCGTTGCAGGAACCGAACCAAGCCTTGAGCCGGCGTTTGAAGGCGGCGGCCATCCCGCACCAGATTCTCGACGGGTCCATGACCCAGGGCAAGCGCGGCAAACACGCGCTGGACTTCAAACGCGGCTGGCCGGATGGCCCGCCAATCGCCTTGGCGGGCATGTCCTCGATGGCGGAGGGCAACGACTGGCCACTGTGCCGGAATGCCATCATCATCGCCTACGATTGGGCCTACGACCTCTATGCGCAGGCGATCAAGCGGATTCACCGGCTCAATTCCGAGAAGGAAGTTACGATCTGGACGATCCTGTGCAAAGGGACCATTGACCGGAAGCTCGAAGCGTTGAAGGACGAGAAGGGCGACGCGGCGGAACTGGTGCTGGACGGCAAGTTGCTGGGCGAGGATGTGAGTCAGGTGAACCTGCGCGAGTTGCTACAGGTGGCCTACGATGAGTTTGATCCCAAGGCGATCTATCCCGAATCCGAACTGGAGAAGCAGTGGCCGGAGTTGCGCGAGAAGCTGCGGGCGGCTTACAATGGCTGGCGCGTCGCACCGTCCGAACCGCCGAAGATCATCGAATTTCCGAAACCTGTGGCCGCCCAAATCTACATTCAACCCACCATCGTCCGGGCGGCGGCGTGGAAACCGATGGTGTTTGCATGAAGACCGCCTACGAAGCCGCCCTTGACCGGGCGATAAAGAACGGGCCAACCAAGCCATTCGTCACGAAGTTATTTGGCGTGACGCCTGACAACAAGACGATGCGCCGACTGCGGGCAATGTGGCATTCGCCGGACGTGGCCATCCATTCCGGGTATAAATCCGGCAAGACCCAAGCCTTCCGTGAACTCAACAAGGACCATACCGCATGAAGATCGCCGGCTACGAAATAGCCAAGAGCAACGGACGCGGCGGCAAGGCGGGCCGTGACCAAAACAAGACAGCCACGATTCAGGTGCGAGACACAACATGGATGGACGGCGGATACGTGCTGTGCAAACAATTCCGCTTCATCGTCGGCAGCGCGGAGTCTGAAAAGGCCGCGCTCAAGAAGGCACGCGATTGGGTGTTGAACCATTTATGAACCTAAAAACGCGACCAGTCCTGAAACCGAAACTCGTCAGGCCAACCAAGCTCCGAATTGGATACGGAGACGGCGATGATTGGGTGCTGGAAATCACCGAGACTGGCAATCTGGAAATTAGTCATGGAGACAGGCTTTGCATCGTCGCCGCGCCGATTCTTGAGGACAAACTCCACCTATATTACGACCCACCAGCCAAATGAGCCTCGACGTATATCTCACCGGAAAGACCAAGCAAGTCGCCTGCATCTGCGCCTACACCTCCACATACTCAAACTCCGGCAGAGTCTCAGAGAACGTGAATTCTACGGTACAAACGCTCGAATTCGCCCCATCCCCACGCCCAACGCCATCCGTCAGTTGCAGGAACGTCCAGCGTTTGCGGATGCGTGGCGGTTCGTGGTATCGGCTGGATGGTTCATCGCCGCCGCCCGTCCCATCGTAGAACGGCAGCGCCCGGCACTTCGTCACCCAAGTCATGCACGCCGTTTCCGTCGGCGCCGTCACACTGCCGGAAACCGTCCGGCTCCCTTCCTTGATCCCGCAATCCTGCGGGATGCTCACCCCGTCCGGCAACGCCTTGAACTGCCAGCGCGTGCCGCTGTAAACCATGTCCTCATCGAGCGAACAATTGATGACCGCCGCCTCGCTCGTGAGGGGCGACTCGTAATTGTCCGTGAAATCCAAACCCGTCACATGCTCAAGCGCATCCCCGTAACGTTCGCGCGTCGAATCGCGTTCACTATCCAGATGCTTCGCGGACCCGACCAGACTGGTCAACAGGGCATCGAGCTTGTTGCCGCCCGTGCCCGCCTCGGCCGCCGCGATCATGGCCGCCCCGCCAAAGAACCGCCCTTGAACCGTGACGCGCCGGACTAGGTTCACGTAATCGAGCTTCACCTTGAAGCCGTACTTGATCGAATACGCCCCGACCGTTTTCGCCTGATAGACCTCGAATGAGAAATCCAGCCGGATTTGCAACTCAGCGTAGCTGCCAAGACCAGCCCACGTCGCCTCGCCGGAATAGCTGCCCTGCTCAACCTTGTGGCGGGCGTCCACGGTCGATTCGTTGCGCACCGCCTGGCCGTTGTAGGCGTCGCGGACCTGAGCCAGATAGGCAGCCCGCGCCACGGTGTTGTCGCTCGCCACAACGAAGCCAGAGACGCGCAACACCTTCTCCCCGAAGACAGCTTCCTCGGTCGAAGCACTGACTTCCATGTAGATGCGCGTGCCCTTCACGCGGTATTCAAACGTGAACTCCAGCGTGACGAAATCAGGCAACTCAGACTCGCCAACCTGCCGGTCGCTCCGGGTGATCCGCGAACGGTCAAGGAACGTGTGCTTGTTAGCGCCCAGCGCCAGCGCCTTCGTCAGCGCGGCGGCGTAGGCGGCATCGGCATCGGCTCCGCTGGCGGTCACGCTGCCGGAATAGGTCAGGCCCGACAGCCCGCTCTTTACGTCAATGTCACCGGGAACGACGTTGACCTTGAAGGAGAGGATGTTGGAGGCCCGTTGCCGGTATGTTTCCGTGAACGTGAAAACCGAATTGGAGGTTCCGTCATCGCAGTCGATGTAGCTCGGCTCAATCTGTGAATTGAGCAGCTTGCCCGCGGCGAATCCATTGGCCGCCAGTGCAGACGGCCGCAACAGTTCGAGCTTGGCGCGGGCGACGATTTCAGTGGTCGCCTCGACCTTGCCGGACAGAGTGAGCATTTGATCGCCACTCTCGCGGTCGAGTGAAATGGCCGCCTTGAATTGCGCGGTGGCATACCCATCCTCATCTGGGAACAAGGTGTAGCTCGCCTGCAACTGCCATTTGATGCGAGTCACGGCTTTGTCGATGGTCGCGCGGAAGTCGTCAACCCTGACAAGCTTGTTGAAAAAGCGGTTGCTGGGCGGCCCGTAGGTAAGCCGGCCGTCCTTGCCATTGACGGCCGTTTCCCATTCTTCAATCCGCGCCAGCATGTCCACCCGGCGAACCGTCACGGAATCGGCGCGATTGGCGACATACTCGCCGGAAATGACGACCATCCCGCCCGCCCGCTCGCGCAGGTTTTTCAGTTCCATGAACCGCTGGGATTTGTAAGCGCGCTCCACCTTCTCGACGTGCCCAAGGTTGATGGACGAACCCGTGCCGGTCTTGGTAAAGGCAATGGGCAACCGATCCGCCCCGTCCGCCAGATCCCGGTAAGCCTCCGTGAAGTTGATCTCCAGAAACGCCGTGCCGTCGTCGCAGTCGATGTTCTTGTCCCAAAGCTGGCGTTTGTCGAGAACGGCGTAAAGGAACCCGGCGTCCGAAAGGATGGCATTCCGCAACGTCGCGAGCTTCGTCACCGCCGCCGCCTTGTCGTTGGCAGCTACCTTGCCCGAAATAGTCAGGATGGCATTCGATGTTTCGGCGAAGTCCTCATCCTTTTCGACCGTGAACTCGGCGGTCGCATAGTCTGCCTCGTCGGGATGGACCGTGTAACTGAACGCCATGCGCCAGACGATGCCGTTGACGCCTTGATTGACCTCCGCCGCGAACGAATCGACCCGGACGGTACGATCGAAGAAACCGCCATAGGACAGATCGCCGCTCTTGCCGTTCAGCGCGGTTGACCATTCGGCGATGCGGGCTTCGAGCCAGGTGCGCTGGGCGTCGAGTGTGTCATTCGGATTGGCCAGCCATTCGCCCTCGGCATGGATGACCGACCGCACGCTCTCCCGAATGTCGCGCATCGGATGGAACCGGGTCGTGTTCCATTCAGGACGCCAGACGGTGACGTGGCCCAGCGTGAAATCCGCCGAGCTATCCGTGTCGGTGAACTCCAGTTCAAGGTGCGTTGAGGCGGTCGAAAGATTGACCTGATATGTGACGGTGATAGTCAGCCGTTGCTGATAGGTGCCCCATGCGTTCGGGTCTTCGGGCAGATTGTGGCTGGCGACGATGACGGGGCGGTTGAGGTATTCCGTGCCGTCATCGTCCTGAATCAAGAGCGTGACGTAACCCTTGGCGAGCGAATTGCGCGCGGCGGTGATGGCGGCCGTGTTGAGCTTGTAACTCTGCTCCCACGTTTCGAGTTGCAGGACGAGCGTGCGCGTCTCCTTGTTCGGCAGCTTGAGTCCGCCGTTCTCGGACGCCTGACTCATCAGGCTCACTTCGCCGAGCGCGTGAATCGAAATGCTGTCGAGCCAGAGTTTCATTGGTGTGGATTTTGCGGCACAACTGGATAGCCGAAAGATTCATCCCTTGCCAGCTTGCTGTTTAACCGCTCGTTCAACAGGGTCATCGAAGTCGAAAGCTGAATGACGATTTCGTTCAGGCCGCTCATGCTGTCGGTCGATTTCTTAGCCTCGCTGTTGAACCCCACCAGTCCATCTACATTCGAGGCTGAAATGCCTCCAGTTGGAAGGCTGCTCTTGCCAGCCGGAATTGATTGAATGGAGCGCAATTCTTCCAGCTTCTTGATGGCACCTTCCATCTGGTCCTTGAAGAAAACAGCCTTGGTGGTTTCGCCGCCGCGAGAGGCTTCTTCCATCACCCGATTCAACCCGGCAATGTGCTTTTCCCATCGCCGGATTTCTTCCTGACGCTCGAATCCGGCGCGTGCCGGGCCTTGGATTTCGATGGGGATGCGGTCAGGCGTCGAGCGGGGTTGCGGCGCGACATCCGCGCGCACCCCGGTATTCGGCTGCGTGAAATCGCGCGGCTTGGGCAGGTTGCGCGTGCGGCGGGTGATCTCGTCCTGAATCTGTTCTTCGGTGGGCCGCTCCGTTCCAAAGACTTTCTTGAAGGTTTTACGCCCGGCCCGCTCCTCATCGGCGAAATCGCGCTGCTTGAAGAAATCGGTTCGCTCAAACAAATCCTTCCGCGCGTCCGGTGCCATCGAGAAAATACGTCCGGCGGTCAGGTTCTTCGGATCAACCTGACTCGTGGCCAGCTTGCGCAACAACTCCGCCGGACCAGCCCCCAGCAAGCCCTTCTCGAATTCACGGTTCGCCTTGCGCGTCGATTCCGTGCGTTCCTCGGCCAGCGTCAGCAGGCGCTCGTGAAGTTTGATCAGCGCCTCGGCCTGCTTGCGCTCGCTGGTCATCAATTCGATGGTCTGATTGTCAAACCGCTGCTCCTTGCCGGGCACGCCGCGCACCGCATTCAGTTCCTCCTTAGTCTTGGCGATCTTCTCGTTGAGCTTTTCATACTGGTTGACCAGCTTCTCAGCCTCGGTGTCACCCTGCGCGAAGGCGTTGGCCTGCGTCGCGGCAAAGCCGGCGATGAGATTCTGAGCATCGGCCATTTCGGTCATCAGCTTGACCGTGGGGTCTTCCTTTCCGGCCAGCTTGGGCTTTAGCTTGAGCAGCGCCTCATCGGCTTGTTTCTGCAAATTCTGCCGGTGAATCTGGTCCTCGCCTGCCGGTGTTTTGTCGAATTCCTCGCCCTTGAGTTCGATGCCTTTTTTCTTACCCTGGAGTTCGTCAATGCGTATTAAGACCGCCTCAATTTCGAGGAGCTTCGTCTTTTCAGCCTCGCGCAACCGCAGGTTATCATCCCTTAACTTCGCCCGGACGTTTTCTGTGTCTCCCGTTGAGAGGTCCGGGGCAGCCTGCTCGGTAAGGGCATAATTCGATTTTGTGCGTGCATAAATTGCATCCAGCAATTTTTGGGCTTCTTCCCTGCGCTTCAGAATCTCATCACTGATCGGCTTGATGTCTTCAGTGAATTTATTCCGCGTGGTTCCGCCGGCCTCACTGACACCCTTGAAGTAAGCCTTCTGGTCGTCGATAACCTTCTGCCAGTAGCCGATGGCGATTTGCAATCCTTGAATCTCCAATGTGAGCTTGTCCGATCGGTTTCCGCCTTCGCCCATCTGCTGATAGAGTTGGCCGATGGATTCCACTGTGGTCTTATGCCGCTCCAGCAGGCTTTGATAAATTAAATCCTTGTCGATAAGCCGCTGAAGGGCTTCCTCGTTACTCTTGAGTTCATCCACGAGAACGGCCGTCATCTTGGCCCGGTAGCCGCTCTGCTCGTCCCGTAATTTTTTGATTTCTTCGCCTCGCGAGACGTTGCTTTTCAACCGCATCAATCCCTTTGGGTTCTCATACTCCGCAATCCGACGGGCGACGTTTGCTTCGGACTTAGCCAATTCTTCCATTTGCCGCTTCCGATCCTGAGCTTCGCGCGCCACCCAGCCTGCTGAGATTCGTGCGAGGTCCACGCCGATTTGCCCCATCTCGTTTGCCTTGAGCATCAACTGCCACTGCTCATTGAGCGCCTTTGTCTTGGCTTCATTCGCGGATTGCTCTGCTTGGCTCTGACCGGATTCCTTCGGATATGCGATTTCCGCAACCGTCGCGAGGAGCTTTGATTTCTTTCCGAAATCCGCATTGGAGTTGAGCACTTCCTGCGCGACGCCAATCAACCGGATGCTCATGGCGGCTGCCTGTGCCGCCTTGTCTGCCCGTTCTGCTGCCTGCGCGAGCTTGTCCAGTTTGTCCGTCAGCTTGTCGTTGCTCAGTCCGGCTGCATCGGAAAATTCGTTCCACGCTTTCGATAGGGCGTAAATTATCCCCAGTACGATCCCAAGATGCGCCGCTGCTTTTACCGCGCCAATAGCCAGGGCTGGCACCGCGTTCAATGAAGTAACCGTGCCCGGCACCGGAGCCTTGGCGTCGGGCAACGGGCCGATGAATCCCTTCGGCGCATTCAGCTTCGCGCCCGCCATTGATTGCGCCAGCGTGCCCCAACCGCCTGCCGTCCTGATTAGCGCGCCATGCAAATCCCCCATTGCGTTCCTGATTGCCTGCCCGGTGTTCCTGAGAATGCCGCCCTTGACGTTGACGCTCTCCATTGCCATTGCAGTTACGCCAAGCCGGGCGACGAGTGCGATCAACGAACCGCCAATCAGTCCTACCGCACCGGCGCCCACGGGTGTATTCGCGAACCGCAACAGATTTGTAAACGCTTTCGTAACCTGCATCAGCATGTTGGACAAACCAACATCCTGACCCGTGCGTGACTGAATCGCCACGAACCGTTCCCACTCACTCGCCAGCGCGGTGAGTTGCGCCTTCATCGTCGCTTTGATCTTCGCGTTTTCTTCCTCGGCGCTGTTGAGGTTGAGTTGCGCCTGAATTGCCAGCACTTGCGAGCGGATATAGTTGTCGAGAATCGACGCCATGCGGGATGCTTGGTTCTTGCCGGCAACGGAGAACAGCATCGTCTGTTGCTCCGCTTCGCCCAGCGCCATATACTTCACATACAGTTCCGAGAACAGCGCGCTCATGTTCTTGAGTTCATCGCCGCCCTCCGCCGTGACCTCGAACTTGTAATCCTTGCGGAGAATGTCCCGCACGTTGGAAGAAGCCAGCGAACCGATGATGCTCTTGATGGCGTTGCCGAAGTTAGGACCTGTTCCGCCACTTCCGCCAACACCCGCGCCAATGATGGCCATGAGTTCGACCAGCGGAATCTTCGCCTGCGCCGCGATGCCGGCCACGCGCGCCACACCGTCGAACATCGCCCGGTTGGTGACGTTGTAGGTGTTCGAGATCGAATTGATCTGGCCCAGCAATCCGGGCAACTCGCCCACAGACAGCTTGTACGCCTGCATGATGGTGGACAGCCGATCCGTCGATTCGGCCACTGTCATTTCCGCCACGTTCGCCGCCATCATGGACGTGCGGACGGCGGTGTTCGTGGCGACGCGGCCAAGGCCAAGGCGCGTCCACGAGATCGTCGCCTCCATTGATTCGTTGACGGCGCGGCCGTTGATGGACGCCATCCGCATCACGTCATCAGCCAGACCGCGTGATTCGGTGCGGGAGCCACGGAAGACTTGCTCCAGCCGCGCCATTTGATAGCCCGTGTTGACCATCGAGGTCATGCCCTGCCGGGCGAGTGCAAGGGAGCCGTAAAGGATACCCACTGACGCGGCCCAAGTCGCGACGTGCCGCGTGTTGTCGAGCAGGTTCTTGCCGACTTTGTAGGTGGCGGCGTCGAGACGGAGGGTTTGCTGGGCGGCGGCAGCCGTGGCATTCGAGTAGAGATTGAGATTACGGGCGGCTTCAGCCTTGAAGTTGTCAGCCTGCGGGCGTGCCGCCTTGTCGCCGGCCTTGTAGCGCGCATCGGCTTCGAGGGCGAGCGATTGGGCCTTCAACTGGTTGGCCTTGTGCATCGCCGCCTGCGAGTTCAGTTCCTCGATGCTCAACTGGCCGGGCGTCTTGCCCTTCATCCCGGCCGGGCTGTAGATGGCTTCCTTACGCTTGGCGTGGGCTTCGAGTTCGTCGGACTGGTGCCGTGAGTAGGCGGAAGCGGCATCCGTGCGGGCGGCCTGTTCAAGCCGGGCTTTCTCCTTGGCCTTGGCATCGTCCAGTATCTTTTGCTGCCGGCGTTGCTCGCGGTTAAAGTCGTCTGCCTTGGCCTTGGCATCGGCTTCCTGCTTGTCCCTTCCAGCAAAGACGGTTGATCCTTTCTCGGCACGAGCCTGTTCAAGCCGGGCTTTCTCCTTGGCCTTGGCATCGTCCAGTATCTTTTGCTGCCGGCGTTGCTCGCGGTTAAAGTCGTCTGCCTTGGCCTTGG